TCCGGATACGCGAAAAGGCCCCGCTATGCGGAGCCTTTTCTCTGGAGGGGATGACGGGAATCGAACCCGCGTAATCAGTTTGGAAGACTGAGGCTTTACCATTAAGGTAGCCTGCTTTATCCCCCGAAACTCCCTCCTGACTTGAATGAACACAACAACAATGTACTGAATATTGTCAGGTGAATTGACACTATCCCTCTCCTCGCATAATTTTCCCGAGTTTCTTTATGGACTTCTTCTTATGAGTTTCACCAATATGTTGGTAAACGTCTTGAGTAGTTTTCGTATTTGAATGCCCCAGAATTTCGGACACAACCTTCAGGTCTTCGCCGTTGTCCAGGAGCAGCGTGGTGAACATGTGACGCAGTCCGTGGACTGTGTAATGACCCTCCGTAATCCCGACTCGGACACACGCAGCACTCCACCAGCGGTGGACTGCGGAGAACCCGATCGGCGACGAGGTCCTATCCGATGCGAATACGTATCCAGTGGCAGGCTTGCCAGCTTTGATCCACGCATCACGCAGAGGCTTGTAAACCTCTTCGAGCATCGGAACATCTCTGAGTTGCATCATCTTCACGCGCCCCTCTTCGACTCGATGGCCCTTGGATTCGGGCGTGGCGATACGGCGGACACTTAGGATCTCGTCGACCCAGTTGATGTCTTCCCACCTGAGTGCCGTGGCTTCGCCGCGGCGAAGGCCGGTATAGCCGAGCACTGTCCAAAGAAGTTTGCGTAGCGGGACGGTCTCGGCTTCCAGGATCTTCACAAAGTCGTCAGCTTTCACTGGCCGCCTTGCCTCGCCTCGTGTCGGTAGCTTGACCGGCACGCCAGCAAGTGGGTTTCGTTCAATGATCTTGACGTCGGGCCTCGCGGCCCACCGAAGGGCGGCCTTTGTCATGTCGGACACCCTCTTGGCCGTTGAGTAACCGCCCTGAAGCTTAGAGAAGTAGGTCTCCAGCAGGATGGCGGAAACATGGTCGACCGGAGCGTCAAGATTTGGCTTGATGTGCACACTGAGCGTCGACTTATAGGCCACGAGAGTTGACCCGCGCTTATCCTTGCCTGTCACATCAATCCAAAGCTCTATCAGGGTGGGAAGTTTCATCCGCTCCTGCCTCAGGAGCGACTCCGCATTGCTTGCAGCCTCAATCTTGTCTCTCCACTCAGCCGCGGCAGCTCGGGAGGCGAAGCCTCCCTTGAACTGTCTCCCGTAACCAGGGATGGACAGTCGCACGTCGTATCGAACACCACCCTTGGTAGTTCTTTCGTGAATATTCCGAGCCAGATCCATCAAGTGTTCCCTTCTTGTCAAGTTGATACGTTACACTAGACTACTATGGAGAACCTTGACATTGAACCATGGGTCGGAGTGCCTGCGGTTGCAAAGCACTTGAACATGACGATTGAATGGGTGCGAGCAAGAGCCGCGGTCATTCCTCACGTCAGAGCAGGGCGACAGTACCGCTTCCGCCTCACTGAGGTGGATGTGTGGTTCCAAAGATTTAGAGAAGGAGATTCGCTAGATGCGATCATGCGTAGTCTGCGGTAGCAACGACGCGGTGCCGTGGACAATCATCCACAAGACCGAAACGTCGGTAGTAGTGCTCTGCGAGGAGCACTCCGAGCCAATCAAGAAGCTGGTTGATCTGTCACTGGAGAACCAGCCGGTGGAATCCATGCCGAGGGTGGTTCGCAAGAACCGCAAGAAGCTCAAGCCCCTCGACTGGACTCCCCCAAACTAATCCAATAGATGATCTGGCTGGCCAGGGCCGTTGGCCCATGGCCCACCCTTGGCGTAAAGCTCGCGGCCAACATCACCCATAACCCCTCGGAAGTTCGACCCAATAGCCACGGCAGTGATCCTGTCGTGGCTAGTTTTCTTTAGGTCGATCACTGGACCGTCGGACTTGACGTCCTTCAGCTTGGCCAGTACCTCAGTCAGGAAGGTCATGCGCCCAGCGCCCTTGTCGACCTCGGTCTTGATCTTCTGATCAATGAAGTCCCAGCACGCGTCGAACGTGCCGTCGAGGTCAGCATCAGTCAGCTCAGCCAACGTGCCCTTTTGATTCGAGATCAACAGGTTCACATACTTCTGAGTTGGTTGGCCAAGGTCGTCGACAGAGTCAATGAGCATCGGCTCGTCACTTATGACGACAGTCACAGTGTCATCTTTGGTCGGGTTGCCATTCGCGCCGGTGCCCGCCTTGCTGAGGATGCCCTTGAGCGCCTCGACATTCTCTCGCGAGATGCTCACGGAAGCGTATTCCCCCGTCTTGGCGGTGCCAACTGGAACTCGACTTCGGCCAGCCAGGTACCGGCCCATCCCGTAGGTATAGAAGGCCGGGTCGGGCGTCTCGTCGTAGGCCAGCAGCACTGTAGGGCAGGGCTTCGGGTCACTGGCCTTACCCTTGCCCATAATGAATGCGTTCATCAACCCATCAGCCAGCTGCCTCGGGTGAACCATGACATCGATCTTTGCCATGACTACACCGGCGCCAGCTGCATTCGACGAAGCTTCGCTTCGGCGACATGCAATCGGTTGAAAATGTAGTGCGCGAAGTTGGGTCCCAGGCTTCGGTCGAGTGTCGGATCAGCTTTTGCGTTCACCTTCCACACGATCTCGTGCCCGCCCCACTTCGTCTGCCGATACTCCATCAGGCCACAACCCTCGGGCAATTCCGACGGCTTGATCATGCCTTCAGGTGCAACGTAAGCGAACTTGTCTGCGAAGCGACGCCAGGGCGCCCGCTTCTCGTCGGTCTCGGACAGGAAGTCCGAGCGAGTCACCTTGATCTCCAGGGCGATTCGCTCACGCTTTATCTTTGCGGAGTTGCTGTTCTTGTGACTGATCAGCAGCATGTCAATGCGTCGCCGCGTCGGCGAGGCAGACCTGCGAGCAGCGAGGTAGCGTTTCTGTGACTCGGACTTGGCCCAGACGGGCAGCTTGTCATTGTCCGCGATCAGCTGTTCGAGCAGGTCCTCGTCGTCAATCGTGACCTCACGAAGCACGATCCAGTGGCCTTGCGATTCGTATTTCTTGAACAAGGCCTCTTCAATTTGCTTAGCGGTGACTTTCATCGGTAATCAACACCATCCAGCAGGCCTGCGATCAGATTACCGAGCCATCGGCGGAAGCCTCGGCTCGATACTCGTGGCATTGGGCGATACATTCGCAAAGGCAGCTCCTCACTGCTCGGTGGATAGTTCAAGTGGGCGGCGGGGCTTCGAGCCCGCCGAGGTGGATCACATCCAACCGCCCTGCTGGTTATTTTGCAGTCAGCGCTGCGTACTCGGCATCAGCCTCGATCTCAAGTAGCCCTTCAAGTCGCTCCCGACTAATGGCGACATGGGTCGAGGGGTTGAATGACTCTCGTGTAATGGCGCGACTGTGGATCGCTGCCATATCCTCCGACCCAAGCTGGCCGTGGTCGATGTAGTCACCCACCTCGTCATCCTCAGAGATGCTCATGTAGTCGATACTCTCGATTGCTGCGTCGGCGAAGTCTGCGGCTTGCGCCTCAATGATCTGCTCACGCTCGGTCAAGTTACTCGCCCTTCTTGGTGTCGACGTTCAGTAGTGGGGTTGACTTGCCGTCAGTGATGATCAGGTTGCCCTTCTCGCCGACCTGCTTCAGCATGTCGATGCGACGCTGCTCGAGCACTCGGTTGGTGAGTGACTTTTCGAGCAACTTGTTGGCATCGGATTCCGCCTTGGCTTCGACCAGCTTCTGCTTGGCCTTCTCCTCAGCGGTTACGGTTGCAGCCTTCGCCTCTTCGGCTCGGGTCTGTTCAGCGGTCAGGTTCTCGAGGCGCTCGGTGATCGAGGCCGGGTAGCCTGGCTTACCCAGGACCACCTGAACTCCGGTCACACCCCAGTCAGCCCAGCGCTTCTCCAGGCCAGTCAGCATCGCAGAGGATACCTCGCCAGGCTTGGTCATCATCTCGACGTTCGAGAAGCCGGGGGTTACGGAACGGAGGACCGCAGCGACGTCCTTGGCCACTAGCTCAGCCTCGAACTTCTCCTGCTTCTTGTACTCCTTGTAGATGGAGTCAACGGACTGCGGGTTCAGGCTGTAGGTCAGGCTGACATCGATCGTTCCTGACGTGCCGTTCTTGTCCGAGAAGGTCAGCTGCTCGTAGTTGATCTGGTTATTGCGGACATCGAATGGAATCGCCTTGACCCAGGGTGCCTTCATCGACATGCCTGGAGTCGAATCAACCTCAGTTACCTTGCCTGTGAAGGATCGAAGCACGTTCGACTCACCTTCATCCTGCTTGTACGAGGCCGACCAGAAGAACGCGCCAACTGCGAGCAGCAGGGCAAGGGCACCGGCGCCGATCGGAACGCCGAGCGGGATCTGATCGTAATTAGGGTGCGACTCGTTGCGCTTGCGCACAGCCGAGGTTGCCAACAGTGCCCCAACTCCAACGAGTGCAAGGACGATGGCAACAATGAATAGGAACAAGTGAACTCCTTCTTGGTGGGTATAAAACAGGGAGGGGCGTCGCCCCTCCCGTTGGTACTGCTATCTACGACCAGACAAGCGGCTTGTCTTTCGGCTCGGCCTGCATGTCGTAGATTGATTCGTCGTCAGGCAGCTCGGTCCACTCGAGATCCGAAACGTAGACGGTAGAGATGACCTGGTGTTCGACCCAAAGGGTCTGCTGTCGAGCGCGAGCCGACTGAAGGGATGTGAACTTACCGCCACCTCGTGATCGGTACTTCGACATATCCCTGCCGTCCGGGTTGTGCATCGACAGCCAGTACAATCGAGGCGGCTTAGGTTGTGGCATCGCCAGCCTCCAGCGCCACCCACTCGCCGGTCATGACCTCGATGCGCGAGGACTCGATGCGACTCCACCAATCGCGGTCCGGCGCTGGCCAGGGCTTGTTGCGATTGAGCATCGACTTGGCGACACCAATCGTTGCGTAGGGGCCGAGGAACTCGTACCACTTGCGACCGTTTGAGCTCTCATGGTTGACGACGACACGGTAATAGGTGTTGCCTGCTGCTGAGCTACGCGCCATCGGATGCGAACTCCTTCTCGCTTGTGGTAGCGACGGCCTCGCCGTCGCGCACTGGCCAACCAGGAACTACGTTGACCTTCAGGCCCTCGGATTCCCAAAGCTTGATAACGTGCGGGTTGTCGTCCCACGTCTCGATGATTTCGTAGTGCTCACGCAATCCGTTGAGCATGTCGCGCTTCACTTCGATGTCGACACGGAAGTCGTTGTCCGCACGGTGCAGCTGGTGCTCCGGGAAGACTCCATGGTTGGTCAGCCACCACTTGGTGAGCTGTCGGAAGCGTTCGGATCGGCCAGTGGCTACGATGCAGACAAGACCTTCGGCCTTGGCCTTGCGGAATGCCTCGACCACATGATCGTGGGCCGGGCAGTTGATTGACTCCTTGTGGAAGCGGTCGAACTGACGCTTGCCACTGAAGTTAGGGTCGGTGCGGTCGACGAAGTGGCGGATGGAACTGACGTCCACCAATGTGCCATCGACGTCGAAGATTACAGCCTTAGGCTTGTTCACTTGGGTTCTCCTCGGTGATGAAGACTTCAGTCCACTCGACATCGTCGAACGTGTCGTCGCCGTAGCCCATTGCGTAGAATCCAACAGGAAACCACAGCTTGCTGACAATCCCGCTGCCAGTTGGGCGACGAGCAAAGAGAAGGCACTCTTCGACAGTGTCCGGCAGCGCCTTGTTGATTCGAATCAGTGACCCCGGCTCGGCTGGCAGTGGCTTCTTTGGCCGGTGAAGCAGCAGGCAGGCTTCGTCGGAGTGTGCCACTGGGAAGCCGTCACTCGATTCCCATGCGCCAAGACTGGAGGCGTACCCCAAGCGAGCATTCTTACTGGCAATGCCCACGATAAGTCGCCCCCGCTCGTAGGATGCCACAGTGTCACCCGCGCGGATGTCTTCGAAGTCGATGGACTTTGCATCAGGGAAGAGGGTGCTCAATTCAGCGGGAATGGTTGCGGTCATGATGTCGTCTCCTTGGTTACGCGGTTGCCAGTGCGAGCGGGGTTACCGCGGTCATGGTGCGCTGGGTGGATGGGCTGTCATCAATGGCGTCAGCAATGTCGTGTACTGCGTCGGAGATCCCCTTGCCCATGGCCAGCGACTTTTTCGCGGTCGACAACAACTCGGTCACGATCTCCTGAATGGTCAATGACCGTGCGATGCGGCTGTTGTAATCGCTGCTGCGAGACAGGCCGATGGACTGGCTCGATGGGATGGCGACCGAGGTGCCGCCGCGCAGGTGGACGGTGGTCAGGCCATCCCCATGGTCAATGACATAGGTCTCGATGGTTCCAACCAACAGGCCATCGTCGGTGTCGATGCTGACGATGGAGTCAACGTTGCGCGGGTCAAGATTGCCAGCCAGGATGGTCAAGTTTGGTGCGGGGTTCTTCATGCTTGGTCTTTCTGAGATGGGGCCTTCCAGCCCTGTTCGATAAGTAGTGTTGCTAGGTGTGCGGAAAACTCGAAGTGATCCGTGATGCCGAGCTGTGACGACAGCTCGGGGGTAATTGCCATGTTGCCCACCAATTCCATGGTGTCGATCAACACGGCTTTCATGGCTGCCATTAAACGAGAGTGGCCTCGAGGTCCTTGACCTCGGCCTCAAATCGGGCGATGTGGTCCTTGGCTCGGTTGACGCGCTGCTGCATCTGAATTGCCTTAGCCCGAAGCACCGGCTCGTCAGTCAGATTGCCGTTGGCTGCGTACTTTGCACCGAGAGCGGCCATTACATTGTCGCGCTCTGGAATCAGCTTTCGAAGCTTCGCTTCACCATCACAGATACTGCCCTTGGTGCGGGAGATCTGGCGCTTGATGGCAGCCTCGGACTTGAGCTGCTCGTTAATCTGCCCTTCGGCCCTGGTGTAGAAGGTGATCTCGTGGTCAACGCGAGCCACAAGCCATTCGGTAGGGGTGATGCCTGGGTTATTCGGGCGAAGGCTTCGAAGGGTGACAACCTCGCCGACGACTAGACCTCGTGCAGTGCGGGCAACGACATGGTAGCCCTCGCCCAGTGCGCCGAGGTGCACTGGGACGTTGAACCAGTAGGTCTGGGGTGCGGAGTTGGTGCCATCAGGGTTGATGAAGCGAACCTCGGCAATATGCCCATTCCGTGGGCCCTTGCTCAGCTTGGCGTGCAGCAATTCCTGACGCTTGTTCAGATTGGTCATTCTGAAACTCGTTTCTATACGTGACAAGGCCGCGCTGGCCGATGTTGCGATCGGTTGCCTATCGGAGGTGGCTGGCCAGCGCGGCCTTGAAGATTTGGGTAGTGTTACCCGAGGTGCAACAAGGTGATGCCCTGCGGGATGATGGTGATTCGGTTGAAAACTAGTCGAGCTATCGTGCGATTGGACATCGGTTCCTCATTCCAGTTCCTTCGTTCAGCTTGAGTGGGCGGTAGCCCACCTCCTGGTTAGATCCCACGGAAGTAATACCCCTTGTGCTCGTACCACTCGCCAGCAATGCGAGCTTCCTTGACGATCTTGTCGATGAACATGTTGTAGTAGGGCTGCGCCCACTCGGGCAGCTCGGACTCGTCGAACGCATCGGCATAGTAGAACCAGATGGACTCTTCCATGTCGCCGATGTAGGCTTCGGTGGCCTGCTCGACAGCCTCGTCGATGTCGCCATTTTGATTGTCGATCCATGCGGCCAGCGCACCGGCTGGGATCGTCAGATCCTCTAGCATCTCGGCGTAATATCTGGCGTCCATCGGTGACATCTCACCGCTCACTGGTGAGTTCTCCGTTTCGAAGCACCACAGTTCCTCGTGTGGAGGGAAGCTGGCGCGGTGCTTTACATGGGTTAGGAAGTCGTCCATCTCGGTAGGCGCATCGTCCGCATCGAACCATTCACCCACCGAGCGGCCTTCGTTATAGCAGGCGAGGCAGCCCACCCAAACGCGGAACGTTTCGTCACTCACCATGCGTCTTCCATCATGTCGTGGCTGGCGATGGTGCCGTTGAGGCAGTCGGACAGCAGGTCTGACTCAGGGTCAGCGCCATAGTCTGGCGAGTCGACGCTCACCGATGGCTGGTGTAGCTGCTCGCAAATCAGAATGTCGCGCTCGAACTCGAAGGTGGTGCCGAAGTTTTCAGCAGAACCAATCAGCTCCGCTCGTGTGTCAGTAATGACTCGACGCATGTCGCTGGACGTCAGTGCCATGGCAACCTCGTCGATCGAGTGATCGGTGTTGCCCATGTCGTCAGGTGCCTTGATGCAGGCGGTCAGGCTCAGCGCCACCAATGGCACAGCCATGCAGGATACAAACTTCTTCTTCATTCCATTTCTCATTTCATTTATCGGAGTGCCAGCTCCGGGTTGGTTAGAGTTCTTCGGCCATGTCTTCGGTGAACCATTCACCGCTGGCCCTGAGGGCTTCGGCGAAGTCGAGCCCTCCCACCTGCGCAGTGTGCCGCAGGTAGTTCAGCAGGTACGTCAGCTGAACCTGCCCGACGAATCCGATATTGTCGACGTTCTCGTCAGCCAAAGCGGACCAGTTCTCCGTCCCACCGTTGGGGTTGGAGGCTCGCATGGCGCCCAGTCCGCGAAGTGCCAGATGGCGGTTGTCTGCCGTGGGCATGGCCTACTTCTCTTCTCTCTCGATCTCACGCCACAGCTCTGCACGCCGTGTTCGCAGGTACTGCTCTCGGTCTCGCAATTCATCGAGCTCCAGGTCAACGCGCTTCTCTTCGGCGACCGCCTTGAGATGCTCTTCCTTGAGGGCTCGGTACTCGGCCAGCAAGTCGCGCTTAGGAGGCATCATTCAGCCCCAGTTCGCGCAGGGAACCCGCGACGTGGGCTTCAATGGTTGCCCATTCGGCTTCCGTGATGTCCATGTCCAGGTTCTCCCAGAGATCTTCCGCCACCCCTACGGGATTGCAAACACGCTCGGGGATGAACTCCAGCAGATCCTCGGGAGACCAAATGGTCGCGGGTACCGACAGCGCAGATCGCGCCATGCTCATGATGCTCACCCTCTCCTGCGGCCTCAGCTCCTTGGCATCCGGCGATTGCAGGAGGTCTCTGACTTCATTGAAGATGCGTACATATGAGGCGTTCACTTGGTCATTCCGTTCTGCTGCTCGTGCCACTCTTGGATTGCGATGTAGCGCAGGCCCTCGGCCATTGCTTCGCGCTTGATGCGGTGCCAGCCGCGAGGTGCGCCGTCGATCAGCAGTTGCCACGGGCCAGCCACCCATGAGGCTGGCTTCTTGGCGTGCTTGACGATCTCAATGCGATCACTCGACTCGGGGATCTCGATGTCAGCAGGTGCTACCGTGCTGTATTCAGCTTCAAGCTCCGAGATGCCAGCACCCAGACTCATGGTCACTCGGTTCCATCCCGAGTCGCTGTCACCCTTGTAGATCATGGGCGACTTGCTGAACTCGCTGATCACGCGCTGGCCAACTAGATCACTCGGCGTCATCGGATTCACCTTCCTCGATGTCTGCGCAGTCTCCGCAGCGTCCGTCATACCCCTCAAGATCCGCGATGAACTCACCGCAGTCGGAGCAGTATTCCGCGTCACCGTAGCGGATGGCCTCCAGCTGCTCGGCGGTTACCTCAATGATCGGCGCGGTCTCGAGGTGGTAGTCCTTGGCGACGTCCTCCAGTGAGTCGTACCAGTACATACCTTCGCCGTCGGCGGTGTCGCCGTAGCTGTCGGTGCGCACGCCGTACTTGTCTACGATTGCGTAGATCGCGCCGGGCATAAGTTCTCTGCGCCCCCGGCGCAACAATTCCTGGTCGGTCATGTCAATTCCATTTCTCTTGATTGAGTCAGGGCATATACCCATTGCCAGGCACGGCATCAAGCCGTGCCCAGTCATCGGTCTAAGCTCTCTTGTTCGCGGTCTCTACCGCCTCGGCCCATGAGTCGCCAATGTCTTGTCGGCGTTGCACCCAGACAAGCCAGTTGGCTTCTTCGCGAGAGTGTGGGATGGCGTATGCGTCAATCAGCTGGAAAACCGTAGTGCCGCAACTCCCGCCATTGCTTTCCCACTCGGCCACGCTGCCCATGTCGAAGTCCAGCCGAGCCAGTGCCTGTCCCACGATGCACCCCTCACCGGTGCGGTTCCCGATCTCGACGCCAACATATGAGCAGTCCAGGCCCGCGCCCTCTTGGTACGTGTAGTGGAAGTCAGGTCGCTCGCTGGCGATAGCTCGAACCTCGCGGATCAAGTCGCTTGCAGTGATTAGGTTACTCATTCTTCAATTCCGTTCTGCTTGATAAAGTTGTTGACTTGATTGAGTGCGTCTTGCAGGAAGTCACGCACATCCAGCGGGCTGTCCATGCAGAGCATGTCGGTGCCATCGTGCTCGATGACCAGAGTCCCGCCGTCCTCAGATTTGTTGCCGTCGGGCAGCTCGGTGCCCTCGGTTAGCATGTAGACGTCGGCGACGAACGGGTTGACCCAGCTCACGCGCTTGCTCATGCCATCACCATCGACTTAGGTGCAGGGCCAAACCGCACGGCGCGACGTGGCCCCAGGGTCATCGACCGCACCGCTCCGGTGCGGATGCCGCGAGTCATCAGCCTGATTAGCGGGCCAGTGGTTGACGCCACTTCCTCAGCTTTCTCGACGATCCAAGATCCGCTGGTCAGGTGCAGTGCCATGCCTGGCACGATGTCGCTCGCTTCGATTCGCTTGCTCATTACTCGGCCTCATTCTTGGCAGGTGCTAGGCGATCGGGCGCTGACTCGATCCATGCGGCGGACACCTGGTTTACGAACTGCTCGTACTCGTGGATCTCGGGGCGGACGATCAGATGCAGGTCGTCAGACCCGAAGGCTTCGACGGCACGGTCGCGCCATGCTTTCCACTCGTCAAGCTCGATGTCGTCGGCCTCAGGGCAGGTGCCCAGCTCGTAGGTGATGCGCTCGTTGACCATGCGCTCAAAAGTGTTGGGGTCAATGGTGACGGTGGAGTGCTCAGTCCGGATGTCGTATTCCATCTCGGTCATGTCGCTGTAGAACTGATCCCAGTCCAGTCGGTCAGCTAGATACATGTGAACACCTAGCCAGATCAGAGTGCCGAGCCGACGCTCGTCGTACAGCGCACCAGTCACGAAGCTGATGAAGCCGGAGCGAGATTTGAAATGCATATCCGCATAAGCTTCTAGCGCTGGAATCACACTGCCGTGCTCGAGCTTGATCCATGCAACCAGCTGGTCAAGATCCACGCTGATGTCAGTGTTGAAGCTGTCGGTTTCGAAGTTGTAGTAGCGCGGCGAGTAGACGCTGTTCACCGAGTCGCTGAACTCAACCATGTCGCCATTCATCTGCCCTTGCACCGCTTTCAGTGCGGCTTCAGAGTAGGCGCGGAGCATGTCGATGAAGTCCGTGACCTCGACGTCGATGTCTTCACGGTTCAGCTCATAGTGCTCAGCTTCGCTCTCGGTGAGCTGTTCGATGCACCAGTCGCCGTTGAATGTTTGGTAGGTGTCTACGGTGATCACCGGCAGGAGGTTTGAGTCGATCGCAAGCTTCACGATACGATTGCCCTGCTCGCTGACCGAGTATTCCAACTCGTCGTTACGCCACATTTTTCATTCCATTTCTGAGGTGTGACGCCGGAGAATACCGACGTCTGGAGTAGAGAGCAGGCCATGCCAGTGGCCTGCTCTCATTGCTATGCTTTGCGGATAGGCGGCATTCCAGTGCCGTCATTGCTGACCGCATAGATCCGCGAGTAGTCATGTTGATGGAACAGGTGATACTCAGACTTGATTGCCTTGACCTGCCCTTCAAGCTCGGGGTGATTCGTGATCACTCCATAGACCCGCAGGTTGCCGTACCCGCCATAGTTGGCAAGGATTAGCAGGGCGTCAGCTTCATTGATGTCGGTCTCAGTCATTGCGATTCCATTTCCCGGTAGGCGATCCATCCATGCCGGTCACGGTGCGCCAGCACCGTGACCAACAAAGTCAGACAGTCTAGGGTCGGTTGGATAACAAGGTGCTCACGTTAGATTTCCCTCCACTCGGTGACCTCAGTCTTACGCTTGACCAGGCCGCTGCACGGGTAGATCATGATCGGCCAGCAGGGGTTCATGTCCTCGTCAGGGTCGTAGTCATTCATGAAGTCCGCGTTGTATTCGTTGAAGATTTCCTGGGGACTCGACACCTCTTCGATCCAGCCCTCCTCAAAGAATGGATGGCTCTTGTACTTAGCTAGGTGCTGGCACGTAGGGCTGTGAACCTCAACCGAGTTGCCGGTGTGCAGGTTGTCAGTGTTCAGGGTGTAGACGGTTGCCATGATCAGTACCCCACCTCGATAAAGTCGATCGCACCGATGACGCAAGCGTCACGGAGGTCGGGGTCGATTGCACCGCACCCGGCGATGCTCCCCAGCAAGTCGTCAGCCATGAGCGTGCCGTCAGCAAACAGGGTGTAGGTGCCACCTAACAACTCGGCTAGGTGAATCAGAAGCTCGTACATATCAATTCCATTTCATTCAGCTAGAGCAGAGTGCCCGCTCAACGAGTCGCCGGGTATGCCAGTACCCGGCGAGACGTTCAACGTAGATACACTCAGTTACTGCGACGCTGCAATAAGGTTGATCGCGGTAGGCACGCCGTCAGGCGTGCCCAGTTCGCCGGGTCGGTGAGTACTCGCCACCACTTGGGCCACATGCTCGCCGGGGCAATCAGAATCCAGATCATGTACCCCATACCGACGGTCGCCAGCAAGGACATTCCGTTGTAAATCATTAGATGGACACAACCTCCTCGTGCTGAATGCCATAGATAGCCAGCTCACCGCGTTGACGTCCAAGCTGCTCGGCCAAGATCCGGCCCTGCACGATGTCAATCGCGTCAATGCAGACCATGTCTGGGTATTCGTCGTCGATCCAGAATCCAACCCCGGCCCATTCGTTGTGCAGGCCAAGGCGGTGATGTGCCACGTAGTCGATGGCCATCTGCACGGCCTCAAAGTCGAACTCGTCCACCTTGACGAAGAGTGATGCGATCGACTCCTCGTACTTATTCAATGCACCGCCCACGGCGTACACGTCACCATCACGCTCGGTCACTTCGACGAGCCCGTGAGGTAACAAGTAGTAGCTACCGCCCTTGTTATCCAAGACAGACTGTGCAATTTCAGCGTTGCTCTTATTCATGATTCATTCCATTTCAGATTGGGTCAAGGGACTACGTCCACTTGACAACTTGTTGAAAAAAATAGGCAGATACCTACACTCCCGGCAACGGCCCTGCCGTTGCCAGTGGTGCGAATACCTCGCACCTCATTATCACCAACGACTAAACGCCGTTGCCTGACTATCAGGATTTAGTGCCCCCGTAACCCTAGCGAACTAGGCAAGCTTCCCCGTGTTTCACTCACGGATCGTCAAGTCAGGGCACCGCGCAAACTGTGCTAGTTGGGGCGAATGAGTGCCACGCCCCAAGTAATCGTATTGCGTCTTATCTATCTCTATTTAGTTCTCAAGTATCAAATAGCTGATGCTTTTCCCACCGGCTAGGTTGCTTCACTCGTGAGAGTGACCCCGTTCTTATGCCAGCGAGTCCGCACACCGCCCGTTCGGGACAAGCCCCGTTCGTTGCTACTAACTCTATCGGATCACGTTCAACTTGTCAAGTCGTCGGTTTGTTGTACTTGATTAGGCACGCCTAACCGTTCCACTCGCACCGATACCCAATAGCTCACGCATAACGGTATTGCTATTAGATATTGACCGGATGTTAGGCCTATGGCCTATGTATCCCGTGATCCTTATTGAGTTCTCAAACAACTGTCTGCGCGGTGACCGCCCGCCGGTAACCCGGTGGCTTGCCTGCCGTGCTGATGGATCCATAGTAGGCAGAACTGTTTTGAGATGTCAAGTCGGACGTTGAAGATTTTTTCTTTCATGGGGAATAGAGAGACGCGCGATACGTGAATAGCATGACGTATGACTTGACGCAATAGATTGAACGCGTGATCTGTCTCTCAAAAGATTCTTTACTCGACGCGTAGCGTCGATGGGATTGATCCGGCCCGCGGATTCATGGCGCATGACGTGCCTGCATTCGATCTGAGCGGCTTTCAGGCGTTCGGTGGCATAGTTGCCCACTTGACCCAGACTAGGCCGTTAGGCGGGCGCCTGTCGCGTTCTAGCCGGTGCAACTTGACAAGGATATGCCATAGGCGTCCAACTTGACGCACTCCCCCGCACTCTCGTACTCTCACGCGCCCACACACACGCACACCCACGGGGGCGCACCCACGCGCGAGGCGGGAAAGCCCGGAGTGTGATAGCAGATTTTCTTGCGGACGATTCCAGGGTTTTTCCGAGACGTGTTTCCTGGCTGGTGGGAAGCCGCTAGTTCCCAATGGCCTCGCGGCCTCGGGCCGCGTCAAGCCGACACACCGAAGCGGGGTGAATCATGGGGTGTTTGTTGAATCGCATCCCGTCGGGACTCTATCCTATGATCGAGCCATGTACAGAAAACTCTCAGCATTCGCACTTGTAACCATCGGGCTCTCCCTTACCGCCTGCTCCTCGGCTGAGCCGATCCAGCCTGCCGTGAGCACCACCCCCAGCGAAGAGGTTGCCGTGGTGGACACGGCCAACGCCGACTCCGAAGCGGCTGCGATGAACCGAGCCACGTACTCGATTCGCCAGGATCTCCAGCAGGCACTCGTCGATTACGACGACGACCGCTGCACCTGGACGACAGACGGGTACGTAACCGGATCGGACCGAGCTCTCCGCTGCTCCACCTACTTCTTTACCATTCCAACCAACGCGAAGACCATGGGGCTTCAACTCACGAGCGCAACAGAGGATGGGGTCCCTGCCGGTTACGAGGACATGGTCGAAGACACCTTCGCGGCACTGGACGGGCTGGCTGCGTTTGATGGGGTTGACGACGATGACACTGGATTCCGAATGGCCAAGCGTGAGGCCGAGTCGGCACTCAGCGTCTGGGAAACCTTGGGCTAAGAGTCGGTGATTAGGCTCACAGTGAACCACTGTGCAGTTCCTGGAAATGTAACAGTCTTATATCTATGGAGGGGGTAAGGGGGTGGTTGTTGGTTACTAGCTAACAAGCACACCGGCTCCCCTGGTTACGAAGGGGGCGTCAGCCCCCTTCGAGAAACACAGAAGCTCACCAGCTAGTTAGCTTCTACCATTCCACTCTTATTACCAGGTCACTTATTCACTGAGGCCATCTGGTTACGAGGGGGCTCCGCCCCCTCGACAAGCACTACTAATAATCTTCAGGGCACTGGCACCGTAATGGCGCTGGTGTCCTTTTGCTTTGGTGGGGCACGGACTTCGTCCGTCCCCTCAATGGCGCCAGGGTTACTACTCCTGGCACGGGCCATCATCCCTGTGGGTGGTGATGGTAGGCACTGGTTGAGCTGGCCCTTCTGGCCGTCTCCTCCTTCCGGCACAGGCAATGTGCTCCCAGTGCCTCAAGCGCGGGTAGCTCGATGGAATGAGCATCGGTCTCCAAAACCGTCATTCGCAGGTTCGAGTCCTGCCCCGCGTGCATCATTCAGGGCGGGGTCGTTAGGCCACCGCCCTGGAGGTCCCAATCATCTCCATGGTTGTTCTAAGCCAGCCGTGGACCGGCGGCCCTACGGGGCCGCTTTTGTTTTCCCTCGGGTCGGACGCAAGCGCCGCCGAGGTTGATTTGCTGAAGGAGCAACCATCTCTGTAATTCTCTATTCCCAGCCAGACTGCCAACCCTGTCGCCTCATTAGCGGGAAGTTCATCGGCGCCGGTGTAGCCCATGAGGTTATCGACATCTCCCTGCCGGAGAATGCCGAACTTCTCGAGCACTTCAAGGGACGAGGCCTCGCCTCGACCCCCATCATCACTGACGGCGGGGACATTGAGTTCGCTGGCTTCCTGCCCGCCAAGATCCAGGAGGTCATTGACCGCTATGGCAAATGAGTCACAGCTCGCCACGTCCGCAGCCATCATTCACAGCCGCGATCCTCGCAGGAAGACGCTGCTTATCAATGGCAAGGAGTTCCCTTATCAGTTCTCGCTTGAGCCAATCACGGTCAAAGAGTCCGGCAGCGGCCTTCGGTTTCTGACCATCACCATCCCGGTTGATGGTCCAGTCAGCCTCTACGACCAAGAAGCTCTGAGCTAGTTGGCGTGGGGTACTCACCGGACCGACCGGAGAGAGACCCTTCCACCAGACTGGCCCGCACGGCGGGCCAAGACCTTTGCACGCGATGGTTACCAGTGCGTCCATGTCCGTGAAGATACCGGGCTTCGATGCGCTGAGACCACGAACCTTGAGTGCGATCACATCTCTGATCGCGGCGATCACTCGCTGGACAACTTACGCACACTGTGCCGTTACCACCACGCAAAGCGTTCTGGCGGACAGGGAGGGGTGGCTGCCGCCACCCGTAAACGCAAGAAGTTTTCCAGACCGACGGAGGAGATTCCGCTCCCCTCCGTCATTCGTTTGCCGCCGTGGATGAAGGAGGTGTGATGGCGAACAAGATTCAGAAACGCTCCGACGAGAAAGTCGGTCACTATAAGCCGGTTAGTGGCGACGCTCGCCCAGGTCTTCTCAGGCCGGTCCGGCGCCCGAATGCTGACCGAAAGAAGTGGCACCCCCGTGCCACTGCCTGGTACGACTCGCTGTCCACCTCGGGGCAATCCGACTACTTCCAGGACTCCGACTGGGCGCAGGCCAAGATCATTGCCGATCTCCTGACTCACGCCTACCAAATGGAGTTCTATCGCATGGCCCAAATGATGGACACCATCTCTTCAATGATGGCCAAGCTCGGCACCACGGAGGCCGACCGTCGGCAGCTGCTCCGCATCGAGCTGGAGCACGAGGCCGATGTCAAGGATGGCCCTGGTGAGTTGGCCGAGGGCGCGTACCTCCAGGTAATCACTGGCGGCTACGAAGCCGCCCGACAGGCTCAACAGGAGGGCACTGGTTGACCGAAACGATCGATGTAGTCCGGCCCTCCTCGAGGGCCGCGGCTGAGCTCTATCCCCCAAATGTCATGGGGCCAACATGGCAGAAGGGTTCCGACGGAACCTTCATCCTGCCAGAGCGAACATTGGGCTGGGAGATCCTGCGATGGTGCGCCACATGGTTGCGCAACCCCGAGACCGGTCAGCCCTGGATGTTCACCCCAGAGCAGGCCCGCTTCATTCTCTGGCTCTATGAGCTGGACTGGCGAGGCCGACGTACTTACAACAAGGCGGTCCTTCAGCGCTTGAAGGGCTGGGGAAAAGACCCGCTGGCCGCCTGCCTGTGCATTGTTGAGCTGATTGGTCCCGTGGTCTTCGATCACTGGGACGACTCCCGAATGGGCAAGGCCGTAGGCCGCGACCTCCAGTCTGCCTGGGTGCAGATCGTTGCCGTGTCTGCTGACCAGACCAAGAACACCATGCTCCTGATCCCGTCGCTTATTCCCGACGAGACCCGCCAGCACTTCCGGCTTGATATTCAGAAACAGCTGATCCAGGTCAAGGGCAACCCGCAGCGCCGCATCGAAGCAATCGGCAGTTCCTTCCGCGCAATGGAAGGTAACCGCCCGAGCTTCGGTATCGCGAACGAGACGCACCACTGGGTTCCGTCGCGCGGTGGCGAGGATTTGATGCTGACCCTCAAGAACAACCTGAGCAAGCACCCGATCTCAAGTATGCTCCTCTGCATTACCAACGCCTACATGCCGGGTGAAAACTCCGAGGCCGAAAAAATGCGCACCGCGGAGATCGACGTCATTGAGGGTCGAGCCCCATTCTCCGGCGTGCTGTACGACAGCCTTGAGGCGCACGCTGGTGCGCCACTGTCCGCCGAGTGGGCCGAGTTCATCGTTGACCAGATCAAGGGCGACGCCTACTGGCTAAAGACCGAGCAGATCGTCATGGCCCTTCAGGACCGAGCCATCAGCCCGGCCCGCCTGCGCCGCTTCTGGTACAACCAAATCATCGCGGCTGAAGATGCCATCTACGGTGAAGCCGAGTGGGACGCCTCGGGCGTCCCCGACACGAAACCACTGACCCGCAAGGACGCAATTGTCCTGGGCTTCGATGGTGGCAAGACTGACGACGCGACAGCCCTTGTGGCTATCCGCATTGCTGATCGTTGCGTCTTCCCGATCCACGTCTGGCAGAAGCCGGACGGGCCCATGGCTGACGACTGGCAGGTCGACCCCGACGCTGTCGATTCGATGGTCCAGATGTGTTTCCGCGAGTTCGATGTTCGAGCCTTCTTCGCCGACGTTGCGCTCTGGGAATCCTGGATCGCCAAGTGGGGCGACGACTTCCGCGAGAAGCTTCGCATCAAGGCCAATGCCAAATCCACCGTCGGATTCGACATGCGTAACAACATGCACGAACTGACCATGACTCACGAAGCCATGATCCGAGAGATCAGAGATGGCCGACTGACTCACAACGGAGATCGTACTCTCCGGCGCCACGCACTGAACGTGCGTGGACGCGAGAACAAGTACGGACTTTCCTACGGCAAGGAGTCCCGCGAGTCGCCAAAGAAGATTGACGCCTACGCCGCACTCCACCTTGCCTTCACCGCCCTCACTCGTTTGTCCGAGTCGGGCAAGAACAACGACCGTTCCGGCGGTGCGTTCTTCCAGTTCTAGGAGCCTAACCCTTGACCACCATGCACGACTACGTCATGGCGAACTTCGGCAAGAGCTTCGACCCAGATCCCGCCATGGAGTCCGGCGTCGTTGGACTTGCGAAAGAAGCGCTTGCAGCGCTCACCGATGACGCCGAGACCCTTGAGAAGATCTACGACTACAGCAACGGCAAGCACATCAAGCCGTTCGCTCCGCGTGACGCCTCGGATGAAATCCGGGCGACTCAGTCACGATCAGTCACCAACCTAATCCCCCTCGTCACGTCGCACCCATCACAGGTGCTGCGCGTTGAGGGCTATCGTCGCGGCACGTTCGGTGACGAGAAGAACATCGTAGAAGACGCCCTGCGTTTTCCTGATGAATGGGAAGACTGGCAGCGCAATCGACTCGACGCCCGGCAGCATCTTATCTATGAGACTGCCCTGAGGTACGGTCGAGCGATTGTGCTGGCAGACAAGGTCACCTCAGACAAGGTCCGCGTAGACATCCAGCCAGCTCGCCATACGGTCCCCTTCTTCCGAGATCCAGCCAATGACATCCGCCCTGAGGCTGTTGTCATTATCCGCCGGTACCCGAAGGGCGACCGCCCTGGCCTGATGCACGTCTGGGACACGAGTCACTTCTATCAGCTCTTCTACGATGACAAAAAGCCTGACGGCGGCGAGTTCATCCTGGCAGCAGAACCGGCGCCTCACGGCGCCGATGGCTGCCCGGCTGTTCGCTATCACTGCTTCATCGACGACGAAGGTTCGGTGCAGGGAATTGTCGAGCGAGTCATCGCAAGCCAGGACCGGCTGAACCAAGCAGTGTTCGATACGAACATCCTGTCAAGCCATGGTGCCTTCAAGGTCCGCACCGCGGCGGGCCTGACGCCGTCGTATCAAACCGACGCGGATGGCAATCTGGTCCTCGACGGTAACGGCAACCCGATCGCCGAGCCGATCGCAATATCCCAAGCCCGCATGTTGGTGTCAAGCAACTCGGACACCAAGTTCAGCACGCTGGACGAAACCCCTATGGACGGCCACCTGGCCGCTGAGGACACGTCGATGCGCAACCTTGCGATCGCTGCCCAGCTGCCGCCGCACGTCTTCTTGGGAAACCTGAGCAATCTGAGCGCCGAAGCGCTCGACGCTGCCGAGGTTACCTTCCACCGCTTCGTCGAATACTTGCAGGCCCAGTTCGCGGACAGTCACGAAGAGCTGTTCCGAATCATCTGCGAGTTGAAGGGTGACGCCGAAGGCGCCACCTCATACGGGGGCGAAGTGCGCTGGGCTGACATCGGCCTTCGTAGCTTTGCTGCCTGGATGGACGGCCTGTCCAAGGGCGTTGATTCGCTGGAGATCCCACGCGAAGCAGCCTGGGCAGAGTACCCGAACATGTCGAGCCAGAAGCTCCAGACGTGGCGGGCCATGCGGGAGAAGCAATTGACCGAGCAGGTCTACGAGCCGACCGGCGGCCTTGACGCCGCGGGCGTCCGAGAGTTCAGTCCACCGATCGTAACCGAGCAGGAGGAGGCCGCACCGAGTGGCCCGATCTTCTGAGCTTCAAGCCATTAGCGCGGCCCACCGGGCCGCACAAGCTCGCCTATCCCTAGCGATCGCCTACTTGTCTCAAGCCGAGTGGGCCACAGTAAACGCCGCAAACCCAGCCGCCACCTCGGCAGGGTGGCTGGAGCGAACGACCCGCGCAATCACCGTCGGGCGCCGTCGCTCCATGGAACTAGCCAAGTCGTACTACCAGCTGTCACGGGCGCTGGACACCGGCTTCGTGCTAGGTATGCCCGACCTGCCCGAAGGCTCTGAGATCACGCTCAGCGCCTTGCGCGGGCACTTCGTCGGGCTGCTTGAGAAGACAGCCCAGCTCGGTCTCGGAGAGACCGGCACGGGCGACCCGGACGACCAGTGGGTCGAGCGACTGCTGTCAGAGGGCCTGGAGCCCAACAACGCACGTCACGACCAGTTCCTTCGCTCCGACTTATTCGATGTGATCAATCGAGTAACCGACGCGATGGACTCTGACGACTCGCTCCTCGGAGTGGATCGATGGCTATGGGCCAACGACCACGACCCGGAGTATCTGGCCGGACGCATTACCCCCGAACTGCGCAAGCGTGCTGTCGAGGCCCTGGAGGCCAAGAACCGCAGGCGCAAAGAGCGGGACCTCAACAAGCAAGCGGCTGAGCGCCAAACCGCGAAGGACCACCGGCAATCCGGGTCCGCCGGGGGTGGCATCGCCGATCAGCTCGTGATCCAAAGCGGTCGCAACATGATCTACGCCGCCCTCCGCTCAGACGCCCGAGCAAAGCTTGTAGCTCGTGGCACAAGCCAGAACCCGTGCGGGTTCTGCGCAATGCTCGCAAGCCGCGGATTCGTCTACGTCTCCGTTTCCACCGCTGGTTTCATCTCCGGCGGTGTATCTGACATTCACCCCAATTGCCACTGCTTCCCAATTGTTCGATGGGTTGACGTCGAGAACGACCAGCTACCAGCACTGAGCCAATACTTCATGGAGATGTGGCCCAAGGTCACTGCCGGATATTCCGGCGCTGGAGCTCGTCGCGTATGGCGCAACTGGCTCGCGCAGCGAGCAGCTGGCATTGACACCCACTCCCAGGAGGAGACCCTATGACCGAGGAAGAGCTAAAGGCCCAGGAGGCCGCAGCCGCCGCCAAGGCCGCCGAAGAAGCTAAGGCCAAGGAGGCCGAAGAGGCTGAGAAAAAGGCCAAGGAGAACAACTTCAACGACCTGCCTGAATGGGCACAGGAAGAACTGCGTGCAACTCGACGAGAGGCCGCAAGCTACCGCACCTCGGCCAACGAGCTGAAGGAAAAGCTGGCTGGCTCAGCTTCTGCCGAAGATGCGCTCAAGGCGGCTGAGGCCGCCGTCGCTGAGAACGCCCGCCTGAAGGATCAGCTGGAGCTCGATGCCGAGCTCTCCAAGCTGGGCCTGTCCCCCGAGGCCCGTGCCCTCATTGACCCCAATGCTTCGATCGCGGATCGAGCCAAGGCGCTTGCTGCTGTAGCAGCAGGCAATAGCACCAAGGTTGTCCTCGATGGCACCCTTCACTCGCGTCGTCGCGCGGACACTCCCGAGGCTACGAACGGCGCAGAGCTGATGCGGGACTTGATCAAGTCCCGTCGACGCTAACGAAGACCACACCCCCAACATCCAGTAGGCCAGGCTCCCGCCTGGCCTTTGCCATTTAACCAAGGAGTTCCCTTTGGCATTTGACGCATACGAACCGCACCTGAAGGTCAAGCCGCAGGTGCTTGCCGACGCTGCTGTTGAAGCACTGTCCGACCAGCTGACCATTTCGCAGACCGTGACCCACGGCGCCGACTACACCGGCTTCGACGGCTCGGCCAACCAGACCATCACCAAGCGCGTGAAGGGCACCTTGCCTATCCGCGAGTACGCGGTCGGCAATGACCGCACCGAGGAAATCGTCACTGACGAGTACTCGGAACAGACCGTCAACGTGACCGTCTCCCGCACCCGTCCATACTCGGCAGTTCGACTGACTGACGAGCAGAAGGACTGGGACTTCGGCGGTGGTTGGGGTGACCTGATCCTGGGCCAGACCGAAAGCATGGCGCAGTACCTGGAGAACGGCGTGCTGGGTCAGATTGAAAAGGCGCCGTATGAGCTGGTCAAGCTGCTCGACGCCTCGGCTGCTGCCAAGACCAGCGCGAAGAACGTCGGCGAGAATGCCATCTTCAACTTCTTCGTGCAGCTCCAGCTGGCGATGCGCAAGATGCGCAACCCTGACATGCAGTTCACCGCCCAGGTCGGCACCTCGATTGCCGAGCTGCTGATGACCAACGCCGCCCTCGACAAGGAAGCTGGCACCGGCGTCAACGCCCTCAGCTCGGCCACCATCGGCAAGCTGGCCAACATCACCTTCGAGCTGAACATGAACATCCCGCATGACGTCGGCTACATCTACGGCAAGTCCGCGGTTGTGGTTCACTCCTCGACCGCCACCGTGCCGAACTCCGTTCCTTTCGGCGCCACCGCCAGCGCAGGCGGTTGGGCTGTCCGCTGGCTGATGGACTACGAGACCGGTCGTTTGACCGACCGCTCGGTCATCGACTGCTTCTCGGGATACCAGTACACCAAGGATCACCTGACCGTCCGTGACCAGCAGGGCATTGCCCACATCGGCGACCAGGACTACTTCGTCCGCGGCGTCAAGTTCGGCCTGAAGGGCGGCACCCTCGGCAGCGTCGAGAAGGCCCCAGGCGACGGCAAGACCGACACCCCCGGTGGCAACGCCGATTCGTGGCTGGCAAAGGTCTTCAAGGGTGAGAAGATCACCAACCCAATCGACTCCGGCAAGGCATGGAGCGGCTTCACCCCAGCCGCCCCAGTAGCTGAACCAACCCCGTAAGTAGGAGTCGCCAGTGATTGAACCACTCGCCTCCCCTGAGGAGGTTGCGGCTTTGTCTGATGAAGCCTGGCCGCTGGAAGAGCAGGACATGAAGCTGGCTGAAGCTTGCATCGTCGCCGCGTCCAACCTGGCCCGCTTCCACGCGGGTCAGACCTGGGCCCTCCGGGATGAAGCCCCACCCGTTGTCAACACGATTGTCGTGAAGGCAGCAACCAAGGGCTTCATGAACCCGGCTGGGTTCCAGATGGAGCGCGGCGACGCGGTCACCTTCAACCGCCTTGAGGACTTCGCCTCTGGCGTCAAGTTCGACGCACAGGACATGGTCATCCTCAAGAGCTTCAACAAGTCGGCCACGATCCACAGCATGGCCATGGTGAACACGGAGTCGCTGATCCCAAGGTCTATGGGGTACGGGCGAAACGACCCTCGAGGATACGCTCCTATGGCTTCTGGTGGTAAGCCCTTCCCTCTCGGGGAGGTCTAATGCCCAAGTCAGTTCTGCTCGATAAGGGCACCGAGGACATGTACATCTACCCGCAGATCGAGGCGACGGACAAGCGCGGCAACACGATCGAACTCCCCTCGGACACTCCGGTGAAGATCCGCGTCTCCACCTCGATCGACCAAGGGTCGGACGCTGAGCTTGCGGGTCAGGTTTCAGTCAAGGTACTGCGAGTGATTACTCGCCACGCCCCGCTGGAGTCATGGGCCCGCATCGTTTACGCGGGCGAAGAGTGGGACCTTGCGTATCCCCCGCGCCAGACGCCCGGCGTCAGCCGGGCTACTCGTCACACCGAGTTCGGTATCCGTTCGCGCAACACCGAGAACACCGAGGATTACTCGGAGGTGCCGTCATACCTACCTTGACCTGGTATTACGGGCGAACGGGCAATGGACAGGTCGGCGACATCGCCGCCCACTCCATCCCTTCGGTCAACGGACTGAAGAAGATCGCCAACCGTATCGCCGATCGTGCTGCATCGAACCTCGATGTCCGCGCATTGCGTCGCACTGGCCAGTCTCAGATCACGGTAACCAAGGGCGACCTCGACTACTACATCAATCTCGAAGACCCCAATGGAGGTGCCATGGCTATTGAGTTCGGCACCGACGACGCCCCGGCGCTCTCGCCTCTGCGAGATGCGGTCGGCGACGTTGCTCAGAAGGGAGTCATCCTCTGACAGCAATCCCCGTATTCGGCAGTGTTGACGAGCTCCTACTTGGGGTGCTCCGTCGCTTCTTCGCGGAACAAGCACCCAACGTTCACATCGGAACTTTGGTCACGCCGAACATGAAGCTTCCGGCAATCATCGCTCGACGCGAGCGACGTTCCGGGACCATCGGCAACAAGACTGATGACGACCGATTCCTCCGCGGATCGGTCATTAGCATCAACACGTTCACCAACGGCCTGGACGCCGACGAGGCTGGCGAAGAGCTGCACGAAGCCGTGCAGATCGCGCTGCGCACCGCACAGGTTGAGCAGTGGGTTATCCCTGATGCCGGTGTTATCAACCAGCTGGAAAACAGCACAACCCCTTCCCGCGTAGCCGACTGGGCTACATCCACGGGCGTCGTTCAATACGCCTCTCTCCCCAAGGGGTGGGTCCGCTACGAGTCGATCTACCGACTCCTCATTCGACCGCCCCACCAAGACACCATCACCAATCGCTTCCTAGCGAACTACCTATAAGGAGTGCATTTGTCTCAGAACGATGCCGCACTGCTCAAGCCGTCTGGCGTACACGTCTACACCGCGCCGGTCGGCACCGCTCGCCCGACCACCACCGCCACCCTGCTGGCGCCACCAGTCACCTGGACCGAAGTCGGTCACACCACCGTCGATAACCTCGTGGACTTCTCCTTCGAGGGCGGCGAGCGAACCACCCTGGCTACCGCGCAGAAGGCCGCGGCTCGCGAGTCGGTCTCCGACATCATCGAGTCCTTCGGTGTCAACCTCCTGGAATGGACCAAGGATTCCGCCGAGCTGTACTACGGCGCAAACGTCCGCCTGCTGGCCGACGGTGGCGTGGAGATCCCATCCAAGCCAGTGACCAAGGAAGTTGCCCTGCTGGTGGTCCTGACCGACGGCGAAGCCGTTGCTGGCTTCTATGCCGGTAAGGCTTCCGCGTTCCGCAACTCGGCTGTCGCCGTGCCGGACATGAACTCGCTGGCTCAGCTGCCGATCAAGTTCACTGCGATGCAGGACGACGGCAAGGACACCGCGATCACGCTGATCCCTAAGCGCACCGTGGCTGATGACCCAAGCGCCTAACCGTAACTAGCAGTACCGAGAGGGGCCCTTCGGGGCCCCTCTTTTTCTAACCCACAATCCAAGGAGTAGCCCGCATGGGAATCAAGCTTTCATCTATTCAGGCCGCAGCCAAAGCTCAGGTCACCCCGTACCAGATCCTCGGTGATGACGACGAAGTCATCGTCGAGCTCCAGCCGATCCTGCTGTTGCCAAAGGCTCAGCGCCGAGCGATCGGCGAAGCGGTCGACTTCCAGAAGATCCTGCTTGACCTGATCGAACAGGGCGAAGAGGCCGAGGAAGATGACCGCGACTTCTATGACCTGATGCGCGAGGCCCTGCGACTCACCGTCCAGGCGGGCGACGAGAACAAGTTCTCCAAGCTTGAGGAACTGATCGGCGACGACCCGCTGGTATGGAAGTCCATCTTCGAGGAATACAGCGAGGCAACCAAGCCGGGGGAAGCCAAGTCCTCGGACGCCTAATCGACGAGTATGGCGACGCGATCTATGCGGATCTCAAGCGTGTATACGCCTTCGATCTCGTCGACTGGCTCGCGGGCAAAGTCCGCGGCGGGCCAGACATAGTCCTCGCCATGCTCCGAGGGCTCCCCGAGGATTCCACATTCACCGCTCACATGCGCGTCGAACAAGACCGTGAGCGCCAAGAAGGAGACGCGCCAACCGCCCAGGACATCGATCCCGAACTCTCGAAGCTGATCGACAAGAAGACCTGGACTGAGGATCGCAAACTAATGGCCGACATCTCCAATCGCCTCGGCCTGATCCTCCTTTACCTCCACCCATGGGAGAAGGGCAAGGAGCCCAAGCTTCCAACCATCGGCCCAGACGAGTGGCGCGAGGATCAAGCGCCCAAGGTGCCGAAGTCCCTTGACGACGTCTTGGCCATGTTCACCAACCGCCCGACGTAAGGAGTGCCTTGAGCGACAAACTCATTGGGGCCGTATCCCTCAAGGTCAAACCTGATACGAAGAACTTCCGCGACGAAGCGGAGCGCGACCTCAAGAAGCAGATGCGCGGGATGGATGACAAGGTCACCATCAAGGGCAAGGTCGATTACGATACCGATCCTGCTAAGCGCAAGCTCGACGACCTGAAGCGCGAGGCACGCGAGAGCATCAAGCTCAAGGTCGATGTTGACGGGCTGTCGTCCGACCGCTGGGCGGACTACGCGCGAGACGCCAAGAAGCATCTGCGAGACATCGCCAACGAGCAGAAGAAGCTGGACGGCGACGCCAAGCAAGGTCTCGCCAAGAACTGGGCCAAGCGCAAAGGTGAGCTGCGCAAGCAGGCTGCTGAGTACAAGGACCTTCTTGGCTCCATTCTCGATCAGTCCAAGGCTCAGCGCGATCTTGATAAGGCCATCAGTTTCAATGGCATTCAGGACTCACTCGACAAGCTGCAAGCTTCGCAGCAGCGCGTTAGCAAGATCAGCGCCAACAGCTGGGACGACACCGCCAAGGCCGTAGATCGGTACAACAATGCCTTGGCACGGCTGGCAGACCATGAGAAGAACGACGACGGTTCGCTTGCTTGGACCAGTCAGGGCATCAAGCTCCTGGAGGCCGCCGACGCCATGGAGCGTCAGGTTGCCACCCTCAAGGAGCAGGACTCAACCCTCAGCAGCCTTCAGCGTCGGTGGGATAGCCTCGGTCGCGCTCAGAAGGAGGCCGTCTCTGGCGTAATGACCAGCGCTAACAACGCTGACATCGAGAAGGCCAAGCAGGACATCGATGACTTCCGCGCCAGCCTCGCAGACATGGGCACCATGCAGGTTGCGAACCTTCGCAAGGCCCGCCTTGAAGCCGAGAAGATGTCGGCTGTCGAGGCCGAGCTCGAAGCTCGGCGCAAGCGACTGCGAACCCAGCACGTCTTCAACGGCTGGGACAGCAACGTCAATGCAACCCCCGAGAACCAGAACATCGGGCTGGACAACGAGTACCTGCGCACCGAGAAGATTCGAGCCTACGCTCGCGAGCTTGAGAATCTTACGGCTGTCGAGCTGAAGCGACTTGAGAAAGTCTCAAAGGCTGGCAAGGACTGGGGTCAGAAGATGACCGCCACGGAGATCGGCTTCCTGGAGCAGGTCACCGACGCTGAAGAGCGCCATCAGTTGATCCGCACCGAAGCTAACCGCCGACGGATGCAAGCCAACCTCAACGGCACTCAGTTCGATACGAACCGTCAGCTCGCCGACATGAACCGGGTCGAGCGAGAAAACCTCGCTCACCAGGGTCGAATGCAGCGAGCCACCGAGGACTACTATCGCACCATCGGCCGAGTGCGACAGCAGCACTATGAGGACATGTTCGGGGTCGACTTCGATGTCAACTTCAAGAACGACCTCAACAAGCTGTCCAAGATGTACGAGGACGCACTCAAGCCCGGCAAGGGCCGGGCCGAGTGGGAGAAGATCAAGCTCAAGCTTGACGACGACTCGATCAACAAGGTCAAGCACCACTACGAAAAACTGAAGCGCGAGATCGAGGACATCGAAGCCGATGTCATCGCGAACCCCACCGGGTTCATGGCGGTGGCAGCTCAGCTCAAATGGCTCACTCGACCACGCACCGTGAATATCCTCGCGAAGGTTCACAGCAAGAGCTTCGATGTAGCACGCGACTCTCTGAAGTCCCTAGCTGGTCTGAATGTCGCTTCCAATGTTGGCAAGCAGTTCGAGGATGCGTTCCGCAACCTTGACCAGCACATTCTCAACCTCGGCAAAATGGGCACGCTGCTCGGCTCCATCGGAGCCGGTATCGGTGGACTGGCTGGCTCGATCGCCAGCGTTGGTGTTGGTCTCGTGGAGTCGGTCGGCCTGTTCGCGGCATTGCCTACGGCAATCTATGCGGGCGCCGCGTCGTTCGGCGTCTTCAAGATCGCGTTCTCTGGCTTCGCGGATTCATTCTCCGACATTCCGATCGTGGCCGAAGAGGCCCTGAAGAAGCTGCCACCACTTGCCCGCAAAGCGGTCGAGGAACTGCGTGGCACCTGGAGCAGTATTCGCACCCCCGTGCAGGAAGCATTCTGGGGCCAGATGGGTGACTCCATCGGCCAGCTGAAGAAGCGCATCCTCCCGCAGATCCGTGAGGGTCTGGAGTCCCTGGCACCCGAAGCGGCCAAGGCAACCAAGGGTGTTCTCGATAGCTTCCTGAAGATCGCCGACAACGGCCAACTGCGCACCATGTTGGACAACACCGGCAAGATGATGCGCGAGGCCGCCGAGGGTGCAGAACCCCTGTTCGACGCCATCAACCGCCTCGGCCTCCGAGGCAGTGAGTACCTGCCGAAGTTCGGCAAGTGGATGGCCGATGGGGCGAAGAGCTTCGACGAGTGGATCAAGAAGGCCGACGAGGCCGGAAAGATTGACGAGTGGATCAGAGACGGCGTCCAGTCGGTCAAGGACTTCAGCTCCGCCATCGGTGGCGCTGGGAAGATCCTCGGCGAGTTCGCTGACGCAGCGCTCAAGGCCGGTGGCCCAACTCTCGGAGACCTGGCCCGCGGGCTAAATGACGTCGGTGACGCTATGGCTGGCGAGCCGTTCAAGAGTCGAATGGCCACCCTGTTCGATGGCGCCTTCCGCGGCGTCGGCAACCTGACTGAGGGCCTCAAGGCCCTCGGTGGTGCAGTCGGTGAATCCGCTGGCTTCTGGGCCGAGCTGCTTGATGTGACCACGGCTGTCGCTGCGGTCAACATGACCAACCTGTCACGCATCCTCAGCAATGACTACGCCCAGTCGGGCGTGCTCATTGCCTTCGAGGGAATGCTTGATCTGGCAAATGAGTTGACCCCTGCCTTCGACGACATCGGCGACATCATCGGCGACGTTGGTCGAATTGCCAAGGCATCGTTCGATGGCGTCGGCCCAATCATCAACACGATCGTCGACTCGATTGCCAACGTCGTTAGCAACCTGTCCGACGGAGCAATCGCCGCAATCCCTGGCCTGACGCGCCAGATCAACTCGGGCCTCCAAACCCTGGGTGAAGTCCTTGGCGTCGTGTCATCCGGCCTGGGCACCGTGCTCGAAGGATTCGGCGCACTGCCTACGCCTATTCAGCAGGTCGTTACCGGCCTCGGTGCGTTCCTGCTTATGCGTGGATCGCTCGGTCGAATGATGGAAGCCCTCGGCAACGTGGGCCCTGTCAAGAAGATGCGCGACGAGTTCAACCGAACCGGCACGATGGCGGGCAAGACCGCGGATGAACTGTCCCGAGTCGGCACCGCGTCCATGGTGATGTCGGTTGCTGGCGGTCGAGTCAAGGACTTCGGCGAGAAGCTGCGCACTCCGGGCGATCGGATGGGCGCATTGAAGACGGCTGGCGCTGGCCTATTCGGACTGCTTGGTGGGCCGTGGGGCATCGCCCTTGGCGCTGCCACGGTTGCCACTTCGCTCTGGGCCGATGCTCAGGCCGACGCGCGAGCCCGAGCAGACGAGCTCGTCTCGTCCCTTGATCCCGTTACTGGTGCGGTCACTCGCGTCACTGACGAGATCCTGAAGAGCCAGGCTGCCGCCGAGAATAAGAACTTCCTCGACAACCTCGCCGGTGACTACGACACCATTGCAGATTCTGCCGAGAAATTCGGCATCAGTCAGAGCGACCTCTCGCGCATTGTTGGCGAGGGTGGCGCCGAGTTCGACAACCTCATTGGCCGCCTCGATGCAGCCGATAGCGCGTTCGATGGCGGGTACGCATCAACCTTTGATGCGACCCATGCACTGAGCGACTACGCCGACAGCGTTGGCATCGTTGACAAGTCATTGTCCAAGAGTCAGATCCGCCAGATCAAAGACTGGATGAATGACAACCGTCAAACGATCAGCGAAGCTCAAGAGAAGATGAACCAGTACAACGCCGAGGTCGAAGACCTCGCGCGTGCTAACGGAGTTAGCGAGGGTGCTGCGAAGCGCCTGAAGTCAGCGTTCCAGGTTCTGGGTGACGAGACCTCCACGGTTGATCAAAAGGTTCAGGCGTTCAAGACAACTCTTGACAGCCTGAAGGATGGACAACTCTCCGCGCAGGAAGCTGCTCGTCAGCTTGCTCGGTCATGGGAGACTGCCCTGTCGGGACTCGATAGCATCGACAAGACGAAGGTCAAGTTCGATTCGTTCTTCGATTCGTCCACGGGTCAGTTCACCAAGTTCGACGGTGAGGCCGGAAAGATCTACGACAGCGCAAAGACCATCATGGACGGCGTGCTGACCGCGGGTCAGGCCGCTTACCAGGCGGCGATTGACGGCGGAGCTTCTGCCTCAGAAGCTTCCTCGAAGGCCGCAGCAGCGATGGAGCTCAATGAAGGCAACATCAAGAAGTTCGCTGAGACTACTGGCCTAACTGTGGGGCAAGCACGATCCGTACTGGAGTCGTTCACTGCCGCCGATTGGGAAGTCACTGCCATGTTTGGCGCGGATGCTGAGCTCTTCAATTCGGAGAAGCAGAAAGCAGAAGCCGCTGGCGAGGAGTTCACCCAAGAGAAGTGGGAGGCCATCCTCTCTGCCAACGGCGCCGATGCTGAGGCTGCCATTCAGCGAGCCAAGGATGCGGGCATCGAGCTCGACCAGAGCGAGTACACCGCCATCCTCAAGGGCACCGACGAAGAGTTCCAGGAGAAGGTCCAGCAGGCCAAGGCCGCTGGCGTTGACTTCAGCGCCGAGCTGTACACGGCGCTGCTGGACGGCAATCCGAATGACGTCTTTGCAGCGGCTCGCGCCGCCAAGGATGCGGGACTTGAGTTCTCTCAGGGGTTCTACGAAGCCAACCTGACGGGCGACAACAAGACCTTTATGGCGGTGGCCAACGCCGCTGGCGATAAAGGGAAGCAGTTCGCTGGCGCTCTGTACATGGCCTACCTCAAGGCGAATCCCGATCCTGCCAAGCGATCAACCGACAGCGCGTCCGCGTTCGTCAAGGCATTCGCCAAGGGTGATTACAAGGCGGTCCTCAAGGCCATCAACAACACCAAACTTGGTGTGAAGGATGCCGCGCGATTGATCGCCGACTTCACCGGCAAGGATTACAACGCTGTCCTGAAGGCCCTGAATAAGGCCAAGCCTGGCAAGGACGCGGCCCAGAAGACGATCGACTCCACCAAGGGTGTCGAGCGCGACATTAAGGCCAAGGACAAGGCCAAGGCAGGTAAGAGCTCCGCTCAGAAAACCATTGATTCCACCAAGGGCGCAACGCGTGACATCAAGGCCTCGAACAAGGCAGGTGCGGGCAAGTCATCGGCCCAGCGGACGATCAATTCGACTCGCGACAAGACCGCCAGCATCAAGGCGAAGGATGCCACTGCTGCCGGTCGATCCGCCGCGACGCGGTCGATCAACAGCACCCGAGGCAGCGCCAAGATTACTGGCAAGTGGATGGGTTGGCGAGCTCCGGTCCTGTCCCTGAGGGCCGCCGTGACTGGCGTCTGGAAGGGCCTGACCGGCGGTGGCAATGGCCTCAACGGTGGTATCGATGCTCCCGGCTCAAAGCTCGGACTCCAGTCCGGGTTGCCGGACACCCGACTCCTCCGAGCATTTGCCGACGGTGGCATTGAGTCGCACACTGCGCAGTTCAGCTCACCCGCCAGCAACACCTTCCGCATTTGGGGTGAGCCCGAGACTGGCGGCGAAGCCTACATCCCTCTGGCCGCTTCAAAGCGCGAGCGCTCTACGGCGATCTGGAAGGAAGCCGGTAAGCGGTTGGGCGTCTACGCCGACGGTGGCATCGAAGGTTCTGGAGCTGTCGCACAGCGAGCCGCTCCGACCTTCAATATCACCAACAACTACCCGGTCGCGGAGAAGACTTCGACGACCATCAACCGAGCCCTCCAGTACGCGGGGGTTCCTGACTTCGATCAGTAAGGATTACCCTTGGCCCTTTATCCGACCTACAAGGTCGCTGGGGTCGACCTCAGTGACCCGTCCGGTCGGTGGGACCTGCTGCCGGGGACCGAGCTATTGCCTCGGTTCCCCGGCTCTCGGGCCACCACCTGGAATGTTCCCGGTATGCCGGGTGACGTGACTGCGGTCTACGCTCCACCGGAATCAACCACAGTAACTATCAGTCTTCGCATCAATGCGGTCGCAGGCACCGCAGGCACTATCGTCACGGGCGGCAGGGCCGCCCGCCTCAAGGCGATTCACGACAACCTAGACCTCTTGTTCTACGCGCTGGGCACCGCCCGCCAGAACTACCACGGCCTTGTCGAGATCCGACGCTACCTATCTGCGACCGAGTCCCGCATCGCCAAGGGTCGCATGGTCTCAGCCTCTGACGTCAACTTCGATCAGAGCAACGACTTCGCGACCATCATCCTAATCTTTTCGATCCCCTCCGGCGTCTGGCTGGCGCCGTCGTTCGATGTCACCACAGCCACGATCAACAAGGTTGGGGTGGGAGTCCGCATCAAGGTGCCAGCCGGTACCGCACCGTCGGTCGAAAACATGGTCTGCATCATGCCCCCAGGCGGCGCTCCGATGGAGTCGTCGTATGGCAGCCGCGTCCTTGTTTCCGGCGGTCGGCATGGCGGATTCCTCCTTGGCACCAAGGATCAGGGCGTCACCCTCCCGGCCAACAAATGGACCATGATCAACACCCTGTACTGGAAGTACGGATTCACCTCGGCCTCCAACGACTGGAGTGCCCCGAAGCCATACAAGGGACTGATCGAACCCAGCGCTCGACCCATGGGGTCGGCGCTTACAGTCCTCCCGTCACCCGAAGAGGGTGTCGGCTACGTCTACGTCGATGTGCCCAAGGCCGGTACGAAGGTCGTCCTCCGCACCAGAAAGGCTTACTACTAATGGCATTCGACATTCGAGGTCGCAAGGATCGCGACTTCGCACTGGGCCTCATGGCCTACGAGCCAGCCGGTGGCGTCATCGGCTGGCTCCCCCAGCCCCTATCGATTCAGGCAGCGTTCCCCTACTCGGGCCTGTCGACATTGATCTTCACGTATCCAAAGAACGCTCCCCTGGCGGACATCTTCTACAGTCATCCCGAAGGTTTCGAAGTAGCTCTGATGCTCTACAATCCGCAGCTAACTGAGTGGGTCGAACCACCGGGTGCGCGGTTCATGGCGTTGCAGTGGGAAGACGATGTCACCGACGACGGCAACGTCATGAAGTTCACTTGCCCTGGCATCGCATGGAATTTCTCCAAGCAGCTGGTCTTCAAGGGCAAGAACGATGACAAGCTGAACGCGGCGGAGAAGGCTGCGCAGGATGCCTACGACAAGGCGGTTGACACTCTTCGATCCAAAGAATCGTCGCTCAACTCAAACCTGTCTCTGGTCAAGTCCGAGATGAAATCCAAGGGCAACACCTATTGCCTCGACATCTTCCCGTCCAAGGTGAAGGTCGGCGGCAAGTGGCAGGTTCCAAAGAGCAAGTCGATCCTGTTCCACACAGGTCGGCGGAAGTTCTACTGGTACACCGGCGGTTGGTACGCCATCACCCAGAAGGCTGTAACCGATCGCGCGACCGACACGTACAACAAGGCTGCTGCCGTCAACGATGCGAAAGCCCTGGTTGAGCTTCGGACTCAGCAGAAGAAGGGCGCCGAGGCTAACGCCAAAGAGGCGACCAAGTCTGGCCGTCGCCCGATGTACGCAACGACCGCTGGATGGGTTATCAAGCGCCACTGGGATGAAGCTTTGGGCCGAGGTGGCAATCGCCTCAAGGGCATTGGCCGCTCGTTCAATGGAACGTATGCCTCTGGCCCCAGCGGGGCCAGCAGCAAGCGCAAGTGGAAGTCTCGCTTCGACTTCGAACTGACCATTGGCATGAGCCTCCTGGACATCATCGAGAACCTCACTGAAATGGGGCAGATTGATTGGCAGACGCGAGGCCGTCGCCTCGATGTCACTCTGCCTGGCGACATGGCAATTGACGTTTCTGAGAGCGTGGGCCTCCAGCTCGGTCGAGACCTAAAGGAGGCTCCCGACAAGGGCACTCGCCACGACTTCGCCAATTACATCCTGGTCCGCGGAGAGGACAACCTCAGCTTCGGAATGAAGACTCCCGGCGCTGATGGCGCAACCGGCTGGGGAACGTGGGAGAAGTCCTTGTCGGCTTCAGGCGCGAAGAAGGTGAAGGACGCCAAGGAGATTGTCTCGCAGGAGGCGCGGCTGTCCCGGCGTCGAGTGAAGATCGAGTCCACCCGACAGATCATCATTCACCCCGAAGCGCCATGGCCGATGTACGACTACCTGCCCGGACAGTTCATTCGTATCTATGGTGCCGATGGCACCATGCAGAAGTCGCAGGTCCAGCAGATCACCTTGGTGCAGGAAGACGAGGGGCTGATTACCGGCAACCTGGTTCTCGGGGACCGCTTCCGCTCTGGACCGCTGAACTTCAAGCGCAGCCTGTCAACCACCCTGGGTGGCTACGAGAAGACGATCGGCGGCGGCACTGTCCCCTTGCTCCCATCGCCAGTTCCTAGCCCGCCAACTGGTCGCCTGCGGCCTCCGGCAACCATGGCCGTTGGTGCTCGTGTCGCGATCAACGAGGCCACCGGAGAATCCGGCGTAATCCTCGCCATGGACTGGAGTCCGGCAGGCGCGGTCGACTTTGAGCCGATGCTTCCCAGCGAAGAGCCGAACGATCTTGATGTTCCGCCTGGCGGTTTCATCCCTGATTACTAATACACCCAGAGGGGCCCTGCGGGGCCCCTCTCCTTTTACCACCGAGGAGCTTGCTTGGCTATCGACACCTACCCGGACGAAGAGTACACGTACATCCCAGACGCCGCCGATGAAGACGGAGTCGATGGCAACGCTCCTATCAACCCGGAGACCGAACCGGACAACGACCCCAGCGTCGACGTGCCGGACGGTCCTGAGGTAGCTGGCGCGGTTGAGGAGGAGCCGCCAGCCGAGGATGACTCGTACTTCGAGACGGGCGTCATGGGACCCGAGGTGCAGCGTGACCCCTTCCCGATCTACCAGTCAGCCAGCTCTAATGCGATCCCGCTGAGTGACTCTTCAGCCGCACAGGAGGCGCTGGACGAGACCGGCGAGATCTACGCGGCTGACATCGCTGCCCCCGCCGACGCCGACTGGGATGCTGTCGAAGACTCAGCCCTTGATCAACTACCGCCTGCTGATGACTTCGAGACTGAGATTCACGGGCTATCGAGCGAGGAAGCGGTTGATGAAGCGGTCCCGGTCCAGTACGAGATCCAGGGCCGCTCAAGCGTGGCCGCCTGGCATACGCTGGCCGTCATTGCCGCCGACAGCATGTCCACCGAAGTTGCAGGCCTGCCAACGGACGAAGGGTGGACCTTCCGCATTCGAGCCATCTGGTCCGACGGCGTCGTCGGTGACTGGTCTGCCGAGACTTCCGTCGATCTCCCGCGCGACCTCCTCGCCCCGCCGGTCCCCAGTGCCCCTACCCTGATCGCCGACCGCGGTTTGATCACCGTCAACTGGGACGGCACGAACGTGGGCGGCGCGGCGCAGGACCCCGACTACAAGCACACCGCTGTATGGGTATCGACCTCTGGCGAGGTCGGAACATGGACCATTGCCGGTCTCCTGTTTGCCGACGGAGGAAGCCTGCCGTACACCTTCGCGGATTACAACGTGCCTTACTTCTTCAGCCTTTCGTCGCGTGACCTCGTGGGCAACGAGTCCGCTCGATCTGCTTCGGCCAGCGTCACGCTAAAGCCCATGGTTGAGGATCTGGAGTTCCAAGAGCTGATCGAGGACTGGGACACCAAGTGGGATGGCGCCATCACGGATGCCGAGCAGCTGTCCGAAAAGCTCCGCCTCGCGGAGCTAGACATCGACGCTAACACCGACACCATGGCCAGCCTGAAGGATGTCGAGCTACCAGCACTGGACAAAAAGCTATCGGACGCGCGGCTGGAACTCTCGGCCGCGGACGAGGAGCTGGACTCGCGCCTTGATTCCGCGTTCATAAAGATCGGCGAAACGGACAGTCGTGTCAATGACGCGATCCGCCAGTCGCCATCCCTGTTCGAATGGACGGCAGACTACAAGCCCGGCAGTTCGGTTACCCAAACTAAAACCGATTCGGAGATCTCGTACACGGGCAGCGATGTTGGTGGTGGCACCTACTACAACCGCGTGGTGTCTTTTTCCAAGCCACTGTCAAACAACCGCGCGTATCGAATCCTTGCGATCGTCTCTAACCAAGGCACCGCTAATGCGGAGCTTCAGGCTGGGTTCTACTACAGCAACTCGAACGGGGCATACCAAGCTTCGCTCTGGCCATCTGACTCTCGAACCAGCATCCCGGCTGGTGCCTCTCGAGTAACTGCGGCGTCAACTCCCGTGGTCAGCTTCCCTGAGGGCGCAAGCCAGGTTTCCGTGGCCTGGTACTTCAATGGCCTCCAGCCAATGACTGTGCATGACGTCAAGGTTGTCGACGTAACTGACATCGTGTCAGCGCAGGCGACTGCCGAGAATGCACTGACCATGGCGGGATCGAAGTCGCGAGCCTTCTACAGCACCGCTGATCCGACGGGAGTTGGTAGCCGGGGCGACATCTGGCGCAAGGTCGACGACAACAAGAATGTCATTGCTGAATGGTTCTGGGGAGCGGCTAATAAGTGGGAGTCGTCGCTGGTAACCAGCCAGATGATTAGCAATCTGGACGTTGGGAAGCTGACCGCTGGCTCGGCAGTCATCTCCGACGCTGTGATTAGCAAGTTGTGGGCCGAGGTTATTACTGCCAGGAAGATCCAGGCAGGCCAGGTTCTTATCGGCTCGGGCGACAATCTCGTGCCTTGGTTCCAGAATGGCCCAACCGCCTCGCGGACTGCGGACGGATTCTACAACTACAGCCAGCCCAGCAATCCAGTAGGTGTAATCAACACCGGAGGTGTGACCAATGGTGGATACGTCCAGACGAAGACGAACGGCCTAGCTGCTGGCGAGTTGGTAATGGCGTGGGGCTCCGGGCTCGCCGACGGTGCCTACGGGTGGGGCGTCGAGCCGGGTGAATCGCTGTTCGCCAGCGCCTACGTCCGCAACGGCGCCGAGGTGAATACTCGACTTCGCATCTACTTCTACACTTCAACCGGCGGGTACATTTCCTCCGTTGGGGGTGCTTATGTTGCGGTCGACAATAGTGCGTGGCTCAAGCTGTCCGTTGACGCCACCGTACCGAACACAGCCTCCTACGCCCGTGTCTACACACAGTTCGTGAATACCCCACCGGCTGGCGACGTCTGGCACAAGCTAGACTTCCCAACCCTGTACCGCAAGAAGGGTGCTGACCTGATTGTCGATGGAGCTGTCGCGGCTCGTCACATTGATTCACTCTCGGTATCCGCCGAGGTGGCCAAGTTCATCAACCTGGACGTCAGTCGCCTCGTCTCGTCGACAGCTTCGATCAGCGAGGCCGTGATCAACAAGCTCTGGACCGACGTAGTCCATAGCCGCAAGATCACCACCGAGATGCTGGCGGTCGGCAACTTCGACAACGTCATCCCCAATCCGAACTTCGAAGATGCTGGAGCAGGCTGGGATAACGGCACGACCAAGGGCGTCAATGGTCAACATGTCTCATACGGCATGGAGGGCGATGCTGGTTACGTCGAAGTGGCGGCGGCCGCCGCCCTTCGTGGTGCTTATAGCGATTGGGTGACCGCCCGTCCAGGCGACGAGTACCGCTTCATTTCCAACGTTAGGTTCATGGACCGGCTGAACGCAATCACCGCCTCAGTGACCCCGTACATTCGATGGGTCAACGCGGCTGGCAGTGCATCTTCCGTCAACCTGGGCAACCAGTCGGTCACGGCCTCCGGCGGACTTGTCGGGCAGTTTGCGGCCAATTGGACCGTCCCTAGTGGCGCAGTCAAGATTCGGTTCGGCCTATGGGTCCAGTCCTCTAACGGTGACCGCATTCGATTCTCCCAGCCCCAGGTGTCCCGCGTCGCTGGTGCCACGCTCATTGGGGATGGTGCTGTCATCACCGAAAAGCTTGCTGCCGACGCGGTGCAGGCCAAGCACATCGCCACCAACGCCGTGACCGCAGACAAGGTTCATGCAACAGCCATTGACGGCAAGGTGATCACCGGACCAACAATCCGAACCAACTCCGCGGGCACTGGCATTATCATCAACAACTCCGGCATCGAGGCCAAGAGTAGTGCAGGTCGCCAGTTCTTCCTTGATGCGGTCACTGGTCAGATGGATGCGCGAGGCACCATCACCACGGGCAGCGACAGTACCTACCGGGCGAAGCTGTCCAACCGTGACGGCATCGCAGCGCTCGACATCTATAGCGCGGGCGGCGACGCCGCCCACCACGCTGCTCTGATCTCCTGGGATCAGTCCATTGCGCTTCGTCGATACACCACCAACTCCGCTTATGGTGCAGAGCTTGCAATGACACCCACCTTCACTCGCCTGCAAAATAGCGACGCTGGAGCGAACCTCAGCCTATCGGGCGCGGCCACGACCTTGAACTCGCAGTTCACTTCGCGCCTGTACCTGAATAATGCACGGGCGCTCCTTGAAGCTGAGTCGGGGTCGAAGCTGGACCTTACGGCATCGCGAGTAGACCTGGCTCACTCGAACTCGTCGAGCGCGATCCTGTCGTCGTTCCTGTACAACGGAGCGATGCACTTTGTGTCGCCGATGATCGAGGCAACCACTACCACTGGTGGCGCCAACATCAACGTCAACGCTGGCTACATTCGCAAGGTCACCTCGGCATCCAAGTACAAGCTGTTCCCTCAGGCCTTCGACGAAACCCTTGACGACAAGCTGCTCAGCGTCGACGCCAAGCACTGGATCGACAAGGTCGAAGCCGAAGAGACCGTCGAGCTCATGTGCCCGGAGACGGAGGACGAGGCAACCGATCCGAACCACATCGACGTCCCGGCTCCGAACCCAACGCGCCGCATCCCCGGCGTGATTGCCGAAGAGGTGCGCGACGCGGGGCTGGACCAGTTCGTCATCTACGACGACCAGGGCGAAGTCGAAGGCGTCATGTACGACCGCTTGGGCGTTGCCTTGATCCCAGTGGTTCGTCGACAGCGTGACCGCATCACCGCACAGGACGCGAAAATTGCTGACCTTGAGGTGAAGCTCGAAGCGCTCACCGCCCGTGTCGACGCCATGGCAGCTGCCTGAACCATCCACCCGGCGGGCCTTCGGGCCCGCCCTTACCTTCCGCAACGGAACACCTTCTTGATCGAACTTTCCCCATGGGTGCCGATTGTCGGCGCCCCACTAATTGCTGCGTTTAGCGCAATCATCGTCGCTTGGATCAACAAGAAGCGAGAGCGAGCCGATCCAATTGATCGAGCCATCAAGCTGATCGACCAGCTGCAAGAAGACCGACAAGACGATCGGCAGATGCACGCTGACCTTCGCTCCTCGCTTGACCGTACTGAATCAAAGGTCGACGAGCTGTACGACATCGTCGGCATCTGGCGCGGCTACGGCATCGACTGGGAGCTCTGGTACGCCGACGGTATGCCGCACCCTCCTGGTCCGCCTAAGCGACCAGCACCCATCCTCTCTCATTCAGGGACCTCGTAAGAGGTCCCTTTCCTATTTAAACAAGGAGTCTGCTTTGACTTACTACACCGGACTTGCTCGCGTAGCCCGAAAGACTGGCTACCCAGTTGTTGAAACCGAGGGTTGGAAGACCCGAGGCCAGGGCCAGATGGGCGCAATCACGACCATCGTCGCCCACCACACCGCTGGCCCTAAGGCTGGCAATGCTCCATCCCTCGGCGTTGTGACCCATGGTCGCGCTGGCCTGCGAGGCGCACTGGCTCACTATGTGCTGGGCCGTGACGGCACCATCTACGTTGTTGCCGCTGGGCTCACCTGGCACGCGGGCAAGGTTCGCAAGACCTCTTACGGCAACACTCATGCGATCGGCATCGAGGCTGAGAACACCGGCCTTGGCGAGTCCTGGTCGACCGCTCAGCTGGACTCTTACGTCAAGCTGTGCCGCGCTCTGGTCGACGAGTTCAAGCTGAGCCCGAACGACGTGCGTGGTCACAAGGAGGTCTGCTCCCCTGTTGGCCGCAAGCCAGACCCGAACTTCAGCTCCATTGGCCTGTCGATGGACGAGTTCCGTGCGGCGGTGAAGCGTGGCTACTACAAGAAGGAAGCAGCTCCTGCGTCGAAGCCAAAGCCAAAGCCTGAGGTCAAGCCAACCGGCAGCACTGGCGGCAAGCACAAGGCTGAGTACCCTGCCGTGGCAATCGAAGCCAAGGGCAAGAAGACCGCTGAGTGGGACGCCGCATGGCGCGAGCTGATGGTCGCCTGCGAGTACATGAAGCGCGGCGGCGACCTGACTACTGCGATGCAGCGCTGGCTCAAGAAGGCCAACGTTTACCACGGCATCATCGAGGCTGACCATGGCCGCAAGTCGGTCTTCGGTCCGATGCTCGTCGAGGCTTTGCAGACCTTCCTCAAGAAGAAGGGTCTGTACAAGGGCCTGATCGATGGCAAGCGCGGTGCCATGACCATCGCGGCTGAGCAGGCTTACCTGAACAGCCAGCGCAAGTACCTGAAGTAATTTCAGCACAAACAAAAATAGCCGGGTCCCCCGAAGGGGCCCGGCTTCATTCTTTCCAACAACTCCAGGAGTTCATTTTGTCCCCATTCAAGAACAAGTCTTTCTGGGTAGCGGTAGCTGATCGCGCCCTTCGCACTTTCGCTCAGGCAGCTGCCGCCATCCTCACTGCTGGCGGTGTCGGCCTGCTCGACGTAGACCTGGCTGGAGCAGCTTCTGCTGGCGCACTGGCGGCACTAATCTCGGTCTTGACTAGCGTTGCCACTCCGGGCTTTGTCGATAGCGCAGAGAAGCAGCCAGAGCCTGCTGAGGATGCAGATCTGGACATCGATGATCTGCCTGGTGCCCAAGAGCTCGAAGGAGTTGCGGCTAAAGGCGTGGTGGCAGCTCAGGATACCGCAGAAGGCCTTGGGCGTTAGCTCAGAAGCTGATGGCTACCATCCGCCTTTTGCAAAGACACGACAACCTTGGTGATCGCAGGGAACGCGTGCATGATTTCTGACTTCAGCCGAACTACTTCTCCGGTTTTGGGTAGTCTCTTGAGGAGAACACTCGCCTCGAGCTGGTCCTTAAACTCATTGACACCAGCCCCTCCGATGGCGCTGACACCTATGACATCCACCAAGAAATCTGTGAGGTCTCCTGCCGATGGCTTTGAGTAGCTGGGAATAATCTCGCCCGATAAAGTTCGCACCGGAACATGGTGCGCGTAGTTTCGAGCGCTGAGCGAAGGCGGCAGTTCGTCTAACCTTCGCGCCATATCCCTGACGCTAACCAGCACCTCCTCCAGCATGTCTTCCTGACTTCTCTCAACAGGACTGGCAATTATCCCAGGGGTGGTGAATCGCGCACGGATTTTCTCCAATGTCGCTTCCAACTCAGGCCAGTAAAGCTTCAGGGCCTTCTTGAGGGCCTCCTCATTCCTGCCGTGCTCCTCGTCGAGGTGCTTGTTGATCCCCTTGGCCAAGGCGGTGAACCCCTCCTGGTCAGCGAGTGAAGTCTGAAATTGCGCGAGCGGCCCCTTTAGGTCAGCCTTCGATCTAAAGCCGTCAATGATTGGCGCAACCTTTGCCACCCCACCTACGGATCGAGAGATCGCTCCGGCCTCAAAGTTAATCCAGTTGGCATTTTGGTTTTCTGGTGTCACGCATATGATCCCAAATTCCGCATCCTTGAGTCCGTCTTCTATCTCCGACATGCTTCGATCCCCGGCATTTATGTCTCGGGTGCTGATCCAGGTTTTGACGGACGGGAAAATAAATTTCACCCAGTCTGATGTTGCGTTTGCGATCTCGCGACTTTTCTCGCCTGACCAGCTGATAAAGATTTTCAATTCGACTCCATGGCAAATAGTTGTTGCTAGTAATTCTAGCCGCCTGATATTCGTTTCAACTAAATGCAACCCGCATTGGCGATGCTCATTTTTGAGCGCAAAAAAGCCCCAGCTTCGACCAACACTCGCAATTGAGTGAAGGTCGAAGCTGGGGCTTTTTGTCGTTTATGCGACTCTCGGTTTATTGGTTACGTCGACCGCGCTAATAACGTGCTTCATGTTGAACGCGGCACTGAGTTCGTCGCCGACGGCAAACCAGATGGCGTCTCCGCTGATCCAGACCCGGTCGGCTGTGATCGATTCACTCGCCACATAACCTTCCAGGTTGAGATCAACCCTGAAGGTTGACTCTTTAGGTGGAGGCGCGGGCGCCTCCTTCGGCTTGCCAGGGAACACGCTGCTCACTTCAGGCTTGGCGTCAAGATTCTCGATGTGCAGCAGGGTTGCAACTCCTGTTCGCGGTGAGACGTTCTGGCCGATCATGCGGTCTCCTTCGAGAAGAGGGAGCTTGCCATGATTTCGTTCATAAGGTTGTAAAGGTTGCCGCTCATGGTCAGGGTGTCATGACCGTTGACCACGATGACAACGTAGTATTCGAAATCCGGGCCGCAGGTATCGCAGAAACCCTCGGTCCACTCTTCCTTCTCTCGAACCGAAATGGCGGCATCAGGGTCGGGCGTAAGCCCGACCTCCCGAAGCTTCTTGATAGCCCAGGCTTCCAACAGGGTCTGGCTAAGCGGCTTCATTAATGACCACCTTTCGAGGGTCGAAGTTGCGGATGCGAGCCGCACCCTCCTGCGCTTCCAGATCACTAATGAAGTAGTCGTCAGCGGACTCACGGGCAGCCTTGATGGCTGCCTTGCGGTCACCGACGCTGAGGTCACCCAGGCTCCACACCTCGAAGCCGTTGCAGGAGCAGCCGCCCTGGAGGGACCAGTAGTACATGCCGGATCGCGTGTCGTACCAGCAGCGGAACTCGGACCATTCCCAGCCGCCACTACCGATCGTGGTTACTTCGACGAAGTTCTCAGTGCCTTCGAGCACGGTGTCCCAGCGGTACTCAGTCTTCTCTACGATGTTGCCGTAGCGGTTCAATCCTCGGTTAGTCTCGTTGCTAGTCATTGATAGTGCCCTCCGTGTAAGTGAATTTGTATCGGCCAGCGCCGTTGTATGTGTGGGTAAAGCTGATGCCAGGGCGCATGTAGATAAGAGCCACTCCCTGAAGTGTCTTGTGCAGGATCTCGATTGGTTCTCGGAATCCAAGCATGGTTTTCTGAAGCTGGGTCAGCGCATCGGCGGCCCTGGTCATATGGATTTGGAAGTCAGAGACGCCTGGTGCAATGTCGAGCTCCACCCTGCTGCCGCTCCCCTGATTCAGGTCGCCCCGGATCTTCTGCGCAGTTTCCTCGGACCACCTCAGATGGGTCCCTGCAACCAGTCCGACAGAGGCCCGATCCCAGTCGCGAACCTTGTTGGCAACAGCGCATATGCACAGCCACGCGACTGCAAGTACCGCCCCACAAAGCAGAACTTCAATGAGTACCGTTACCGGCAACCCCATGCTCAGCGCCCCTTGATCTCGTTGTAGTAATTAGCCAGCAGGGTTGACTTCTTTTCGACCTCAAGGCTTGAGCGCTTGGCTTCGCCAAGGCGCTCGATCAGGCTGAGGTTGATGGTCAGGCCGATCGACCCAACCCTGATAGTGCGGTCGTATCCCGAGTAGTTGTTGGTGTATTCAAATACCTTGGCTACCTCGGGATGCAGGGCCATCAGGTCGGCTATCCGCTGGCCGCGATACTTGGCCTTCGTCGTCTGGGCATCAACCCGCTGATAGAGGTCGGCAATCCAGCAGGCGAGGATGATGGCAGCAAGGCCGCCACCCACCACAATGGCCGCAATTGGAATCTCGATCATTCGACGACCTCCCCGGTAAGAACTTCGTGGCCAGTGGGCTCGGTTTGTGTAACGCTTGCAGGCTCTGGCGCCACTCGTGGAACCAGAGTGCAGGTGATGCCATCAACAGTCCCTGTCATTCCATGGAGGACCGTCGCCATAAAGTCAGCGAAGTCCTGTGGTGCGTGGATGGTGTCGATGGTGACGACGAGATCCGTCGGATCATCCGACAGTTCGTTCCGAGCCAGAGTCAGTAGGATCGGGTCGCCTCCATCAGTGCTGCCACGGTTGATCGTGGTGGTCTCGATCGGCAGTTCGCCCCTGCTGTTGACCTGGCGATGAACGTAGTTGATATGGGTGCTCATGAGTTAGATGACCCCCGATGCGACGTTGAGTTCTACGCGCGACTTGTTTGCTCCGCGGTTTAGGTAGTCGGTCATGCTGCGTAGTCCGCGGCTGGCGGCCACTGATTCAGCGCCACGCGCCAAAGGCTCGCCGTCCCGGTAGCGCTTCAGGATGGCCGCACGCTCGGTCTTGGTGAGTGCATTCACCGCGGCATGAATATCGACGCGACCCTCGACATCGGTGTCACCGTCAAGGTCTGTGAATGCGTGATCCTTGAGCAGGTACTCGACCATGCCGCCGCTGTATACGAAGTTGCCCGAGGCGTACATGTAATCGGTGCGTTCCTGCTGGCAGTACGCGGCGGCAGCTCGGTAGGCGACGTAGCTCAGAGCATCGTCGGCGAGGCCCTTCAGGTGCTCGTATTTCATGAGGAAGTTCAGGCGAACCTCCTGCATGATGTCGTCGACCTCTAGGATCTCCGACCCCTTGTGCTGCTTGTGCGACTGCTTGACGATAATTGGATCTACGCGGAGCAAGAACTCCTCGCGGGACTCGATCAACAAAACTTAGGCTCTCCTTCAAAAGGTTTGTGGGTGCAATAAAGGGAGGGGCTCGCGCCCCTCCCTTTGGGTGTTTGATAAGCTCAGGTCAGTTTTGAAAATTGAAAATCCAATGGCACGTTTCACACACCTGACGAATTGGAGATTTTCTTTGCTCAAAACGGATAGCCGACCTGAAGACCAGTCCTTGATTCGCCACAAAAAAGCGGCGATCTGGGTTGGTGTGGCCGCCAAGTTCGTGGCGGTCCTGATAGGAAACCTGATCAAGCAATGGCTTGAGCAGGGGTAGCGGTTAGCTGAATGACCGGCAGTAGTTCACAGCTACTGCCGGTCATTCGGTGTTTTAGACGGCGGTGAATCCGCCGCTGTAACCGTCTTCGGTGAAGAACGTCAGAGCGCCAGGAGCTCCGACGTCTCCTGTGCGATGGCGCCACCAAGTGGATTCAGACTCCTGGGACTGCGACTGCACGTAGCGTCGGCTGCCCTTGGTGTCGATCTTGAGCGTGTGGCCATGCGCGGCCAGCAGCAGTGTGGACTTGGCCATCTCGGAGCCAGGCTCGAACGCGCTCCCCTGCCACCACTCAAAGTGCTTGCCCACGCGCCACTGATGGCCGTGGGCATGTGTGGCCACGGTGCCGTTGACGTCCATCGTGACAGTCAGTTCGTCACGCCGTGGCACGAATGTTTCAACGTGGCCATAGGATGGCTTGTTCATCTCCATGGCATCCTGAACGGCGACCAGGCTATCGACAGCAAAGCTGTCGTCGTAGCGGGTAAGGCCCGGCTCGCGGACCGCTTCGTCATGGTTGCCAGGAACAGATACGACCGTCAGTCGCTCGGTCAGTGGGGCGAACTGGTCGATGGTGTAGAGCATGAGGCGACGGGTCAGACGCAGCTGCTCGGTCAGGGTGAGCTCGGTGCGCCAGGCGTTCTTGCCGCCCTGGGAAACGAAGCCTTCCATGCAATCCCCCATGAAGGCGAGATGGGCGAAAGGCTTTCCTCGCTTGCGCTGGACTCGGAACTCAGCGGCAGCGTTGTCGATGGACTGGACAATGCGATTGACGATACCTTCTGTGCCGTCGCCATCGACCTTGCCGAGTTGCCAGTCACCCTGGGCCAGCCAGAAGGTGCCCCGGCCAGTTTGCCCGACCGGCTTGTAACGGCGACGCTTGATACTGGACAGCAGGTCCTCGAAGCCATGCTCGGTGCGAACCTTCTTTCGGACTGCGAAACGACGATACTGCATGGTCTTGATGACGCCACCACCAATGTTGGCGTCCCATTCGCGGTACTGAACGTCGCCCACGATGGACCAGTCGGCGGGGTTGAACCCCGCCCGTTCCAGGAGATGCTTCTCCTCGGCTGTCTCGCCAGGTTCCATCGCGCCGGTCGAGCCGAAGCCCTTGTCGCCGATGCGCTCGTTGCCGCGCTCCCATCCCGTGGGTGCCGCGGTCTTGACGGCGGCCAACTTCTCGGCCGTGTTCGTCTTTAGGAGTGACTCCAAGTTAGAAGGGTTACCCAAGCTGACTCCATGTTCCTGCAATCGACTTGACTTCGCGGCGCAGGATTACGAGCTGCTTCGCCGCTGGCGAGAAGCCCTGCTTCTCAGCCTCTTGCTGCATCGTCTCGATGGCGTCGAACGCCTCGGAGTAGCTGGAATAGTGAGTGTCGAGTCGACTGCCCGCCCAATTGGCGATGGCAAACTCCTCGTGATGGCTCAGCTCTTCGCCAACCATCTGGATCTGTGCGCTCAAAGAGTGGCGCTCCCTTCTCGAAGCTTCCGGCGGTAGTGGCGGATTTGATCTCCGTTGATGTCAAAGCCGTCGGCCCGAAGGGCCTCGGCTACTGCTGGTGCGGAGTACGATAGCTCGTCGCGAATCACGGCACGAAAAAGGTCGACCTGTTCAGTGCTCATATCGAGCAACATCAAGTCGACCTTGTTGGCGCGAGGATTCTTGATCCCGCTACCAGCTAAAGCTTGAAGCCCCATAGGGTTAGCATCTCCTTCACCTGATCAACGGTGGACTCAATGGAGCCAACGTTGCGGATCGTGTAGTCAGAAATGATTTGACCATGCTGCTCGCCTGGGCCAACCTCGCCGCCACGGCCTTCAACCCGGATGATCATGCCGTCGTTCCTGCGGCCATGCACATCGATCCCGACACATGCTGCGTCTGCCTCGTTGCGGAAGCGGATGTCATCAATGATGATTAGGTCGTCACAGTTGAGCTCAAGCTCCTCGATTCGCTTCATCAGGCGACCGATCCAGAACTTGTCATCGCGCGAGCGCAAGCAGTCGGTGCCGAGGGTGCGAAGCACCCGTCGGTACTCGGGGTAGGTGTCCTTGATTTCCTGCTCGGTGTACCCCTCGCCGATCAGGTCACTGATGCGAACAGCCTCGACGCCCTTGCCGATCTGGCGCGCACCAAGAATCGGATCAAGTTCGCGCACCATCTGCTTCAGGTCTGTGGCGAACGGAAGACTATGAACCCTGCGCTTATCAGCGGAGTTTGTCAGGAGTTCGGAGATGATTCGACCAACAGTTGACTTGCCAGCGCCATCGGCGCCGACGATTCCGAAAGTGTTGAAGTTCATTAGACAAACTCCTTTAGGCGATCGTTGGCTACGTACTGGTGGAGGGTGTTGCCATTGGCATCCTCGACGTCGTAGGTGATGCGCTGCTGTGGGATGACCACCACGGCAGTCACGCTGTGGAGCTCATGCTCCCCAAAGTCGCCGTCGGCCTCTCGGTAGGAAACTTCGAACAGGATGTCGGTCTCGCGATGGCGAACGATCTGCGCATAGTCGTCGCCCCAGCGAGCGGAGTCAATGAAGATTCGTTCAATCGGTTCGTAGTTCGGGTGATCCCCATAGATCACGTCCAGCCAGCAGGAGGTGATCTCCTTGACGCACTCGAAGACGAGTGGAGAGTTGCGGATGATCAAGTGTGATTGGTTCAAGGTGTTCCTTAGAAGGGGCGAAGGTTGTCGATGAAAGTGAGTTCGCGAGGGTGCATTGGCAACTCGTAAGACGGCTTCTCGAAGTCGTGTATGTTGATCTGACCGACCCCGTAGATCTTGCCGTCCCACGGATCAAAGCCGTCGTCGCTAGCTCCGTCGACGTAGGCTGACTTGGGCCACGCGACCATGATGGTCTCGTCATCGTCGCGGAAATAGGCGTCCTCATGGTCAGACCCGCGGTCGAAGACCGCAGTCACCAGACCGATCGAGTCCATCTTCAGCCAGCCCTGAGTTGTCGTGGCTTTGACTCGGTCTCCGATTTCAAACTTGTGCACTAGCAAGTCGCTCACTTGACGGCGTCCTTTCGCAGGGTGTTGTAGAAGTCATCGGGAATGACCGCCCATTCCGTGATCCGATCCGCTTGGTAGTAGCAGTTATCGTCGTCGGCGTACCAAGGGCTGTCCCACTCCTCGGTTCCGTCATGAACCAGGCGCACCCCATGATTAAATTCCTTGTCGCCGATCTTCCAGGCCACAATTTCCGCGCCCTCAAGTGTCGGCAACGGAGGCTTGGGGCGGTCAATCAAATAAAGCTTGATGTCGGTGCCAGCCAGGAACAGCTGGCCGCCACCCTTGACGTCGGCACGATCGCCGAAGCGGCTCTCGTAGGTAAAGATGGTGGTGATGCCCTTGTCGATACGGGCGACGAGGTCGCCCTTCCGCAGTTCCAGGTAGCTGATCGGACCAAGCACGCTCACGTCGTTGATCAACGTGTTGTAAATTTCTGAAGCTTTAGACATAAAGGTCTCCTCTACTTGATGCCTAGGTGGGACTTGAGGCCAGCTGCGCCGACCTTCAAGAAGTAATCGTTGACGTCGAACCCCTCGGGCATGAGCTTGATCTCTGGGCCAGGGACCTTGGCGGCAATAGCTTCAGCGAACTGCGAGCCTTGCCCCTTGTCGTCGTTGTCGCCCATGATCAAGACCTTGTCGAAGCCCTGGAAGATGTCGTAGTAGTGGTCCTTCCAGGACGAGACGCCCGGAAGACCGACGGTTGGAATGCCACACATGGTGGCGATCATGGCGTCAAACTCGCCCTCGCAAACCGCGACCGTATCACCAGCTGTGATGATCGGCGCGGTGTTGAATAGGCCAAGCTTGGTACCAGGTGGCTGGTAATACTTAGGTCCGCCGTCTTGGCCGGGGCCTCGTCGGAATCGAATGGCCACCGGACCTTTGGGGCGCAGGTATGGGATCGAGATCTTGCCGATGCCATTGGCGTCCGGCCCCTCGGGCCGGAGCACTGCGCCAAGGCGGAAATACTTGATCCACTCCTCGGTAAGCCCGCGCTCACTCAGCAGGTAGTCGAGGTGCGCTGCACCTTCAGGACTGAAGAGTTGTTCTTGGTAGGCTGCCGTGCGGGCCTCCAGCGAGGCCCGCTCCTTCAGTGTCGGCAACTTGATTGGTGGTTCAGCGTCGCTCAATAGCGACACCCCCGAGGGCACTCGCCCTCGCAGTGCCACTTTTGCTCCCATGTGGGCCGCCCGCAGCGGACCCACTTGATCTCCTTAGATTCGCCGCCGACGCTTTGCGCGGGCACTGGCGGGGGCAGCTGCGGGTTTTGAGCCCGCACTAGCGCTGGTTGCACCGTCGGTGATTCGCATCGGCAGGCGGCGGGCCGGGGCAAGCTGAACCCCAGCGCTACCATCAAGCGTTTCGCCAGTGATGGCTTCGGCAATTTTGACTTGCTCTGAATAGTCTTCAACTCCTTCTTTCGCCTTGATTAGGTCCAGTGCATCGCCGTGAAAGCTGCACCCGAAGCAGTGGACCTTCCCAAGGTCTTGGTTGTATGAGCAGCTGGGCCTCTGCTCGTCATGCACTGGACAGCAGATCTGGGTCCAACCGCTTCCACGCTCAGGGATCGGACCCCCGACGTAATGTTCAATAACGGCCCTGATGTTGAACTTGTCTGCCATCTATGCGGTCGGCGGAGTCCGTCCGCCGAACAACACCAAGGCCAGCCCAATAACAACGCAGCTCAGACTGACCCAAAGGATGGCTTGATTGAAGGCTTCTTGGCTCACGCGGCCACCCTTCGAAGGCTCATAGGAACCCGATCCATGTACTTGTCAAGTGCCTCGGGGCACTTGAGTCGATGGTCAACACCAAGGAACGCCTTGCCGCATTCAGCCAACCAAGCAGCATCGGCTTGGTTGTCATCAGCGATTGGAATATTGGGGTACGCCTCGGCGTACCCATTGATCATGTCGGCCTTCTCGGCACGACCATTGCCAGTCGCTGCCTTCTTCAGTGTCGCTGGAGGCAGCGTTATGTACTCATACCCGTTGTCCAGGATGGTCGCTCGAATGACACCGTGCGCCATGCCGGTCTTGCCAGCGGCTCGTGCGCTGATCGGCAAATCTTCGAGGACAAAGAAGCTAGGCCCCAGCCAGTACGCGATCAGGTCATCCAGGCGACCGGCGATGTCGTTCAACCGATAGTCGCCTCGGGCCAGCTTCGTCTTGATGGTTTCGGCTTCGCCCGAGTTCGCGTTGAAGATGCCGGTTGCCGACAGCGAGGGGTCAACGCCCCAGATGATCAAACTCATTCGCAATCACGCTCGAACGAAGGGTGGCTGAACAGTTCACCATCAAGCACCCCGACGTTAGCTTCAGGGTAGTGATTCACGATGGTTATCGCCTCGGGCTTCATCTTGCCGAGCGCCAGGGCCGCATCGTCAGCGTGGTTCGCAGCTTCATCCGAGTGGGCCAGAGCCTCGGCTGCATAGCCCCCAGCCTCCGAGGCGTGCCGCTCAGCCTTGGCTTCCGCTACGCGGGCACCAGACTCGTGGCTCAGGGCTGCGGCCAGGGCCTTGTGGGCGGAGTGATCGCTGGCGGCAGCGAGGTCCGCGTGTTCAGCGGAGCCTTTCAGCGCGAGGTACGAATACACGGCGCAGGCGAGACCAAGCAAGGTGCAGACAAGGATACAAATGAGCAAGAAAGTAAGCAATGGGCATCTCCCTAGAGGACGGCTTCGACTGCGGATGCGGCTTCTTCTGCGCGGTCAGCGGCGGCACTGGCCTCTCGCGCCGAGTCATGCGTGTAGCGCACTGCATCAGATGCGTCCATAGCGCGATCGTTCGCTTGACCCGCTGAGTTGGAAGCATCGTTGGCGGAGGAGGCTGCGTCGGCAGCATGGCCCTTCGCTTCGCGGGCGTGGTCGTAAGCGTCGTCGACGTGAGTAGCGGCCTCGCTCAGCTGATCGGCCATCGTTTCGAGGGCTACGGTGGCACGCAGGCGCTCAGCCTTGGCGTCCTGTGCGTGCTTCTTGGCACTGCGCGCGATCGAGGCGGTGATGTTGCGCTCACGCTTGGCCGCCGCGCTGTGTTCCGCAGTTACCTGAGCGTCGACGAACGAGGTTACCTGGTGATCGAAGGCCTTGTTCGCGTGGGAGTAAGCCTCGTCAGCGTAGCCAGCCGCCCGAGCTGCCGCGTCCTCAACGTGGCTCTTGCTATTGCGGGTAACCTCAATGGCAACCACCGCTGCTACAGCCGAAGCCGCGGTGCCTGCAAATGGCAAAATGGTGTTGATCAAGTCGATCAAATGAACTCCTAGTTTGTGGGTGGTGGTGGGTGACCGGAGGTCACCCCGTGTAGCCCATGCGGGCCATATCTGTGCGCAATTGATACGACAAGGTGCCAGATGCATCAGCCTTGCCGTTTCGGTTCTTGACGGGACTGACATTCAACACATCGCCCTGCCGGTAAAGGGTTAGGCAGACTTCGGGGATCTTCGTGACCTTGCCGCGGATACCCGACAGCGGAATTGGCTTGTCACCGTTCTCGGCGTCACCAATTACGTGATGCAGGCCGATCACCGCTGCGTTGATGTCCTTAGCCAGGTCATGCAGGAAAACCGTGGCCTGGTCGAGCGCCTGAAACTCACCTTCGACGCCATCAATGAAGAGGTTTCGAAGGTTGTCCATAACGATCACCTCGGGATACTCCCCGTAGGTCTGGGCGTAGGCGTACAAGCTATTGAGTACATCGGATTCATCTGGCGCCGACCGATAGTCGAAACGCATGTGGGAGGTGGCGGCGGCCACCTCCGAGTCAATGCCCGCGTGGTTACCCTCGCGGATGGACCGCTCGATGTCCGACTGTTCCCAACCCGTAGCGATCGCCGCGGCACGCTTATGCATGGTCGCGGCGTCTGAGTCGGCACTGAAGTAGAAGACGCTGTTGCGGTGGCCCTTGTCATCGCCTCGCTGGAGCAGCGCCTGGGTGAAGGCCGACTTGCCGGTGCCGGGACCGCCAGCAATCAGCGTTAGCTGGGACTTGCGAATGAAGCACTCGCTCGACACAAGGCTGTTGAACGGCATGAAGATCGGCTCACCAGCAGAACTGTTCTTCTTGCGACCCTGAACTAGAGAAAGAATGAGAACTCCTCACTAAGCGGGAGGCCCGAAGGCCTCCCCATGTACGCCCTAGCGCAGCCAGCGAGTGAACTCAGCCTGCCCTGCTGCTAGTCGTGGATCATTTTCGTCGTCGGTCTGAACCCGACGGTTCGTCTGCGGATCGATCGGGATCGACGCGAGCTCCTCTGGGCTGCGCGGATCGAAGAAGGCGGACCACGGGCCACGGCCATTGGAGCCCGACATGAAGCGAGCTGGTCGACCAAGAACGATCGGCGCATTAGGTACCGCTGGCGGTGCTGCGAGTGCCGTTGGCTGCGGGGCTGGCGCAGGTGGGGCGGGTGGTGCCTGCGGTGCCTGCTGCTGCGGAGCGGGTGGCCACTCCCCTGGCTGCTGATGCGCACCCGGAGGCCAGCCCTCACCCTGCTGTGGCTGCTGCTGTGGTGGCGCCTGCGGGGCTGGCGCCTGAGCTGGTGGCATCTGTGCTGGCGGGGCTGGTGGGGCTGGAGGAGCCTGTGGCGCGGGCTGCTGAGCTGGCGGCAGCGGCGCGTTCGAGCCATTGGTTGGCTGCGGGTCCATCGGCTTGGCGTCCAGGGTCTTGCCGACTCGGTAATGCGCGGCGAACACTGCCGTCACTTCACCGAGCGTGGTGGCCACGCTGCCGTCGCCCAGCTCCATGAGTTGGGACTGAAGGTGGGCCGCGTCGCGGCTGCGGATGACAACCCAAGGGGCATCCTTTTCGCCACCGACCTTCAAGGTGGTGGTCAATGGTGCTTCTGCGTGCTGTTCAGTCAAACTGTTCTCCTTCAGAGTGATTGTGGGATCGAAGAAGGGCCGGGCCCGAAGGCCCGACCCTGGGTACTGCTAAAGCGTTAGTTGCTCAGCGGAGCCGGAGCCTGTGCTGGCTGCTGAGCGTAGGCAGGTGCCTGGTAGCCGTTGTAAACCTGCTGTGGAGCCTGCTGGTATGGCTGCTGTGGCTGCTGAGCGTAGCCCTGAGCCTGCGGCGCTGGAGCCTGCTGCATCGGGGCCTGTGGAGCTACTGGCGCCTGCGGCGCTGATGCCTGCGGAGCTGGCTGAGCGCCGCCCGGAGCGGTGTACTGGGCGGAGAAGGTCTTGGCTGGCGAGGCGCCCTCGCCCTGCTCGTGGCCAGTGAAGGTCACGGTCAGCAGGCCGCCCTCCTCGACGTCCTTTGCGCCGGAAACTACCACGGCGTCCTGGATGGCACGCCGCATTCGCCATGCACCTGCGTACAGGGTGCGCTCGTTGCCGTTGACGTCGACCATTGGAATGACGACCTCCATGACCGGCTGGCCCTTCTTAGTCGTGCGCGGGGTGCCGTTGTAAGTTGCCTGACGCTCAGACAATGCACCGGAAACGCGACCGTAGATCGAATCGCCTACGTTCTCGAACTTGACAGCAGCACCGGCGGTAGGGGTGAAGAAACCCAAAGTAAACTCCTCAGTTTAGGGTAGAAAAAAGACTCGAAGGGATCTCCGAGTCTGTGTATTGGTGTATGAAGTTGTACTAGGCGGACGCGGGAGCGTCCGGCTCGTCGATCTGAAGCTCGTATGGCTCCGGGATGAATGCCTTGCCGATTGCGACGAGGCTAACTCCTCCGCCCTTGGTAGGGCGTCGGGAAGCGATTGATTTTGCCTTGACCTTGCCGACGGGATAGCCCGCCTTGGCCATCTTGGCAGTGCCCATGACTTCGAGCATCTGGGCCTTGGCTAGTTTGAGTCGAGCTGTCGCTGCATCCTCAGCTTCACGAGCCTGGGCGTACTCTACGGCCAGCTCGTAAGGGATCACGACATCCTTGCCATCAATGTCAGGGTGTCGACTCAGCTTCCAATCCAACTCGTCATCCGAGCCGGTTAGCGGAGGCGGAGTGCCGGTTGCCAGGCTGTCAACGAAGTCCTGGACCAGCGGGAGCATGGTCGAGGCATCGTGCTGGTGGTATTCGGTCTCGCCGGTGCGTAGATTCGTCACCGGCTTGTCTGCCGTGGCCGGGATCATGAACAGGGACAGCTTGCCCATACTGAAACAGGCCAAGTAGCCGAAGCTTAGTCCAAAGCAGGCCATGTAGTAGCGTGCCTGTGCCACATACTTGGCCGGACAGGCGCCGTTCTCGTAGCCCGAGCCGCGGATGCTGTACTTGCACTCGAGGATACCGACGGGCGTTCCGTCGTAGTCCAGGACCAACCCATCAGGGTTGGCTCCATGCCACTCCCTGTCGACATTGACCCATGATCCCGTGCGGGCGACGGTCAAGCCAGTCATGTCCGTGAAGGCTTCGATGATTGCTGGCTCCAGCCGATGGCCCCAGTCGAAAAGCTCCTGGGTCTCGGGGCTAATCTCGTCCTTCTGCTTGTAGCCCGCCTTCTCTAGCCACTGAATGTAAGGCGACTTGAATCGCCCAGGAATATTTAGCACGTTCGCTACCTCGGAGCCACCGATGGCTCCCGCCCTGTCGCGGAAAGCGTGCCATTCGGGCGACCCGTCCTTCAGGTCGCCCACGTAAACTGCATCACCAAGTCGAGTCCCGGCTGGAATATTCAACCAGTCGGGATTGGGGTCGACCATCTGGTGTTCAAGCAACTCGGTATCAAGTGCTGTCAAACTCTCCTCCTATGTGTGATCAATCCTCCTAAACACATGCCGAGCGAACCGCTCGGCATGATTGGAGGTAACGGTGTAGCTAAAGCCCTGCTCTGCGAGTCTTGCTCCTTGGATCGACAGGTATTCCATCGACTGCGGGTTCCAGTCGCCATTGGAAATCTCGATAACCTCGCGGGTCACCACGCCTCTCACGGTGCAAACGACGTGTGCAGCATGTGGAGTGTCGAGAAGTATGGCGACCTGCTCACGGCTCATGTTCATTTCTTTCCTCTAATAATCTGCCGTCAATTAGGCAGGTACAACTTGACAAGGATTGCAAAAGAAAGGGGCGACTAGAGTCGCCCCCTGCCCTACTTAAATAAAAATATCAGATATTAGCGAGCAGGACACCATTGCTATTCGCGAAACCAACCCTCTTCACCTTCGAGTCGCTCGGTGTAGTAGAAGCCACCGACGCCCGCTGCGTCATTTGGCGGGGCGTCTGGGTGATACGCCAGCACCACACCGTCTTCCTTCATGTGATCAAGCCAACGAAGAAGAGACCGCTCGTCCGCAGCTTCAACTGGCAGCTCCGCCTGCATCTTGGCCATGGTTCGGAGGTGACGCATGATCTCGGTTCGAGCAAACTTGCGATCGACCTTCCAAGGAACAACATCACGATAGGTTGAGCGCGATTTGATTAGGCTCGCTCGGTCAAAGGCTCGCCACACACCAGACTCGGTGACGCCGTAAAGCTCTGCGATCTCCTTGTAGGTCATCCCTCTGTTGCGTAGGCGGCGAAGCACGGTGGCGTCCGGCAGGACGCCCCAATCCTTCGTCTTTTCTGCCTTACTTTCGTTATTCATTCTGGATTCTAATTCCCATTCCCTTTTGTGATTCACAGTCACGGGGTTCTGCAAGCTCAAGCTTGCGGACATAACTTGACAATATCAGCCGACACCTTGACAAGCCAAGACGCCGGAGGCATTTACAGAAAATTGTCAGCCTTGCGTCAACTTGTCAAGTGTTAGCCCGTGAGTCAAGTTACATGCGTACATTTTGACCCGATGGCAGAAGCCTTGATTCAACGTGCTGTGAAGGTATTTGCTTCAATCATTTGAACGCCGTGAATCCCTGGTTGATCAGGTGATTCGGCATGACCAGACAAAGGAAGGACCCCGCATTTCTGCGAGGTCCTTCTGTGGAGGGGATGACGGGAATCGAACCCGCGTAATCAGTTTGGAAGACTGAGGCTTTACCATTAAGCTACATCCCCGTTTCGAAGCCCCTGCGCTTCGAACAAGATTGAGTCTAGACCATAAAAGATGC